ATGGACGCCGACATGAACAAAGCCGAAATACCGTCTGATCCGACCCAGCGTTGGGAATGGATCAAATACCAATTACGTGCTCGCGGTACATCACTGGCCAAGCTATCTCGCGAGCTGGATGTTTCAGGCCAAGCCCTCAAGAACACAAAGCGCATCGCCTATCCACGTATGGAGAGAGCTATTGCAAAAGCTTTGGGTTTAATGCCAATCGACATCTGGCCCGAGCGCTGGAACACCGATGGTAAGCCTCATCGAATCTGCCCGAACCGTGCAGAACGCAGAGCAGCCAGTAATCAAGATCATAACTCACTCTATGTCCTTCGACACTGTAAAGCCGTGGCGGGGGTGTGAACATGCGCCGCGTAAAAGACGACAGGACACTAGACATCTTCTCTGTTCCACAGCCGGTGCTTTCTATACCTGGCCATGGCAACTACGCCGCGACGGTGAGTGAGCTGGTGAGCGAAATCCTCAAAGGCTCCGAGCTGGACCGTTACGAGATTGCAGCTCGTATGTCGCGACTTTCAGGTGACGACGTAAGCAAGAACATGCTCGATGCATGGTCGAGTCCCGCCCGTACCGAGCACAACCTTCCTTTATATAGGGCGCCATTGCTTGAAGAGGTTTGTGCAACTCACGCGATGACCGACTGGTTGGTGCATCTGCGTGGCGGACGAGTTTCTTACGGTCGCGAAGCACTTGATGCTGAGCTTGGTCGCCTGGAAAGAGTCGCCGCAGACGCTACTCGAAAAGCCCGCGAACTGAAGCGTATGTTAGGGGGCAGCCATGCGTAATTGGTATTCCGCCCAGGAACTCGCAGGCCTGCCCGGCTTGCCGAGTACTTCTCGCAACGTTAAGGCAATGGCTGCTCGGGAGAACTGGGAGGGCCAGCAACGACTTGGTAGCAAAGCTGTCGAGTACTCCTTTGCGATGCTGCCGGAGAAAACCCAGGCTGCTCTCATTGCTGCCTCAATTCCCGCCAGTGCACCAGAAGCACCGGCTGAAACACATGTGATTCTTTCAGGGTGTGACGCTAAAAAAGCGTCACGCTTGAATGATTCGCAGATCTCGGTCATGACGGCACGCCTGTCATTCGTGCGCGAAATAGAGCGCATGAGCAAGGTGGTCAGCCAGAACCGCGCCATTCTCACACTGGTCTCCCTGGCACGAACCGGCGACCTGAGCCCCTACCTTGCCGAGCAAGTGGTCCGGGCCAACGACCGCAAAACAGAAGACCGAACACTTTCGGAGCGCACCCTGAAACGGTGGCTGGCGGACTATCGCGCCCATGGGGAAATGGGACTGGCACCAGCACGCCGCAAACAGGACATGAGCGTCCCGTCTTGGGCTGCCGAGTTCCTGAAGCATTATCAGCGCCCGCAGAAGCCCAGCGTTGAAGCGGCATACGAGCAGTTCAAACAGATCCATTCAGAGGTCCACTCCAGCGTCTGCCCGAGCATTCACGCCGTCCGCCGCTGGCTGAAAAAGCTGTCTCCAGAGGCCCGCGAGCGTGGTCGTATGGGGCCGCATGAGCTGAAAACCCTACAGGCGTACAACCGCCGCAAGGCGGACATGCTCTGGCCAAATGATGTCTGGGTTGCCGATGGTCATACCTTTGACGCCGAGGTTATCAACCCTCTTACCGGCCAGATCTTCCGGCCGGAAATCACCATGATCATTGATTGGGGCACACGCCGAATCACCGGTTTTTCGGTCAACCTGGCTGAGTCGACATTGGCCACCTTGGACACATTGCGCGACGGTGTTACCCGCTGCGGCATGTACAAGATTTTCTATGTAGACAACGGCAGCGGCTTTGATAACGCCGTGGTCTATGAAGCCAATGACCGTCTTGGCGGCACCGTCACGCATTCGCTGCCTTACAACTCCCAAGCCCGTGGCGTGATTGAACGCCCACACAAAACCATCCTGGTCAGGCTCGCTAAAACCTTCGACAGCTACATCGGCGCCGATATGGACAAGGAGGCCGGAACCAAGGCCCACAAGCTATCCCGTAAGCAGTTGGCGCTGGGTTTGGCACCAACAGTTGTGCCGGAGTTCTCGGTGTTCTTCGCCGACCTGCAATGCGCACTCGACGACTACAACCGGCGCCCACACCGTGGCCTACCGAAGTTCCGCGACCCACAGACGCTGCGCATGCGTCACCAAAGCCCCATGGAAGCCTGGAAACAGGCCGAGGCCGAAGGCTGGGAGCCATTGCTGGCTGACGCAAGTATCGTTGAAAGCCTGACCCGTCCGCAGGTCCTGCGCACTGCTCGGCGCGCCCAGGTGCAATGGAATAGCGGCACCTACTTCCTGAAAGAACTGGAAGGTTTCCATGGCGAGGAAGTCCGCGTGGCCTATGACTTCCGCGACTCCAGCCGTGTATGGGTGCATACCCTTGATGGCGAGCTGATCGGTGAAGCCATTCTGGATGGCAATGCCAGCCCAGCAATGCCGGTAACGATGCTTGAAAAAGCCAGTGAGAAGCGCGAACGCGGACAGCTGTCGCGCCTGGTTAAAAAGGCCAAAACCATCACCGGGCAAGACGTTGAAATGCGCGTCATTCCCACGGCATCGAGCAGCTATGAGCTGTCCCCGGCACAGCTAGCCGAAGCACAACGTTTCGCCCAGCTGGTCGCGCCACAGGCTCCAGCCTTTGAAATCCCCAACGACCCTATTTCCAAGTACCGCCTTTGGCAGCAGCTCGATGGCCGCGTGAAGGGCGGCGAAGCGCTACCACCCGAGCAAGCCCAGTGGCACGAACGCTGGCCCAAACATTCCGACTACAGCGCGATGCAGCGGATGTTTGCCCACGCAGAACAAGCCAGAGCCTAACCCCTAAGGAGTTTTCACATGAGTTTTCCCAAGATTGTTCCACTGACCAACGTTGGCCTGTTGTCTGCCGCTATCGAACGCGCCCTCAAACGCCCACAGGGGCTGCCCGGTGTTGTCGTGATGCATGGCCCCACCGGCTTGGGCAAAAGCGTTGGCGCTGCCTTCGCCGCAAACCAGCATCGCGCCTATTACGTCGAGTGCCGCGACACCTGGAGCAAAAAGGCTTTCCTGCAAGCCATCCTGCACGAAATGAGCATCACACCTGAACGCACCCTGTCGCTGATGGTGGACCAGATCGCCGAACAACTGTCGCGCAGCGGGCGCCCGCTGCTGATCGATGACGTGCAGTACCTGCTTGAGAAATCCATAGCCAACGTTCTGACCGATATCTACAACGCCAGCCAAGGCACCATCGTGTTGATCGGTGAAGAACGAGTGCCTAGCAGCCTGGCCAGGCTGGAGCGCCTGCATAACCGTGTGCTGGAGTGGGTGCCTGCCCAGCCTGCCACGCTTCACGACATACACGCCTTGGCCCAGGCCAGTTACCCCGGCCTGCACTTCGCCGACGATCTGCTAGAAGACCTGCGCAAGAAGGTTAAAGGCTGTCTGCGCCGTGTCGCGGTCAACCTGTACCGCGTTTACAACGAAGCCCAAACCCAATGCTGGGACAAGGTTGACCTTGCGACCTGGGGCCATCGGGAGTGGTTCACCGGCGACGCTCCTGTGCGGAGGGTTTCGTAATGGCTGGCGGTCGTGGTCGTAAACCAATTGATCTGGAAATGCACGGTAAGAAGGGCAATCGCCAGCGTGTCTGGGAGGCTATGCGTGTCATTCGAGATGGCTTTACAGCCTATGAAATCTCCCGCCGCTCCCTGGTCGATGACACGGCGGTTCGTAGCTACCTGCAATCGCTGATCAAAGGCGGATTTGTCGAGGTTATCTCTGGGGCCAAGTTTGAAGAACAGACATTACACCTGGTCAGGGACGTGGGCGCCGAAGCTCCAGCAATCACTCGCGAAGGAAAACCCAGCAAGACGGGCAAAGGCACCGAAGCCATGTGGCGAACCCTGCGCATCCTGGGCGAAATGGACGCCGACGAGCTGGCTGAACAAGCCTCTATCGCAGTGCCGACCACGACCTGGACAGCGCGTTCCTACCTCAAGTGGCTAAAACGTGCGGGTTATGTAGTCGAAGTGCAGGCCAGTACACCGGGCAAGAAAGCCCGATACCGCCTAGCTCCAGGCAAATACACCGGCCCGCGCCCACCGATGATTCAGCGCATCGGTCAGGTGTTCGACCCGAATCTCGGCGAGGTGGTGTTTCGCCAGCCCGAACCAGCTGAGGCCGAACTATGAACGTGAATCTATCGGCCTGGGGCGCTGAGCCTCCACTGTTTGTACGTTTGCTGGCAGCCGAAGTCGCAGCCACAAGCCAAACCCAGGCCAGCAAGCGTATCGGCATGAGCCGAACAGCAGTCAGCCTGACCCTGGCCAATCGCTATGCATCGCGTAGCACTGCCGGTGTTGAACGCCGTGTCATGGAAACCCTCGGCCGCATTCAGTGTGTGGCTCTGGATGATGAAGTGAACGCGGAGCAGTGCCAAAGCTATCGCGAAAAACCAGCCCCCACACACAACCCACCTGCCATGCAGCGATGGCGTGCTTGCCAACATTGCCCGATCAACCCCAACTGCTGCACCCAGGAGAACGCCCATGCTCGCCTCCACTAGCCGTACAGCCTTGAAAGTGTTGACCCCATCGCTCGCTGATCGCCTGCGCATCTTCAACGCCGCCGCCCGCCAGTTGCAGGCGAATGGCATTCGCATACTCGGCTTCTGCCCAGCTCAAAACTTCCTGGTTATCGATCCCGATGCGGGCCAGCGCTTGGTCGCTCTTGGCCATCGCGAAGGCTTTAAGCGCCGCCCCACGGCCGGTAGCACCCATTACAGCGTGCAGTTCCAGGGCGTGACCCTGGAGTGGCGCGAACCCATCAGCGCCGCCCGTCCAGAAGGCTGGCAGCGCCCGACTGTCCACTGAGGAATCTAGCAATGACCGTTCAACAACAGACCATCCCTGAAGGCTACCGGGCCGACGCTCAAAAGCGCCTTATCCCTGAAAGCATGATCAAACCCATCGACCTGGAGCGTGACGCCTTGGTGCTCGCCCTGGTCGAAAAAGCGCGTGCGGCCCATGACGTTTTGTCGAAGTTCAAGGCTTCCGCGTTCGGCGATATCGAAGCCTTTATCGAACTGAGCGCCGAACAGTACGGCGCTCAGATTGGCGGCAAGAAAGGCAATGTCAGCCTGATCAGTTTTGATGGGCGCTTCAAGATCCTGCGGGCAGTCCAGGAAAGCATCGCCTTTGACGAACGCTTGCAGGCAGCCAGGGCACTGATTGACGAATGTTTGCGCGACTGGACAGAAGGGGCTCGGCCGGAGGTCGTCACCCTGGTGAATGACGCCTTTCGCACCGACCAGAAAGGCGATATCCGCACGGCCCGAGTGCTTGCACTGCGGCGACTGGAAATCACCGATGAGCGCTGGCAGCGCGCCATGCAAGCCATTGGCGATGCATGCCAGGTGGTGGGTTCAAAGTCCTACATTCGTGTGTATCAGCGTGTCGGTGATACCGACCAATACGAACCCATCAGCCTTGATATTGCGGGGGTATGACTATGCAAGAAGATAACAGCCTGATCCTGGATCAGTTGGAACGCCTCGGCACTCTTGAGCGCGTTTGTGAGGGGCTAACCCAAGATCACATTGAAGGCGGCTGGACCGTTCGCGGAATCAGGGTTCACTGCAAAGCGGTTGAGCAAGAGCGTGACGATCTGCGTAGCCAGTTGGTGGAGCTTGAAAAGTTCGGTGAATGGTGGAAGGAGCGTATGCGAACCCATCTGACCATCATTTATGGAGCTATCGGTAAGTCAGACCCGGAGGGTTGTGCAGACCAGACGGTAAGGCTTGATGAGCGTCTGGCTCCACAGATTACAGCCTCTTACTCCAGCACAAAGCCGCAATAGACCAGACAGCTCCGCACACATTATTTACAGGAAACTATGATGGCCAAAATTGTCCTTACCCTGGAAGACCGCCGCGACGAAAGCGGCGCTCCGACAGTCACTCTTGACCTGTCTGGTGTGCCCACTGGTGCAGCTCACCGATCCGCAGCCTGCTCCATCTCCCAAATGCTTTGGGGGATGGCCTCTTGCGAGCAGCTCCTGGGCGAGCTGCCTGCGTACCGTCGTCAGCCAAGTAACTCAACCATCCACTGAGCGAAACCCTCCCGGTCTCCGGGAGGGTCTATCAGGCGTGGCTACCTGGTACTGATGAGCAGCCGAACAGTAAGTGGGGAATTTTATGAGCAAGCAACGAAAACCATATCCACGGTCTGCGGACAACGCCGACAAGATGAATCTGCCCGAGGGTAAGACCTGCGGCGACTGCGTGCACTGCCGCCGCTGCACGATGATGTTCGGACACATCCCAGCTGATGAAGCTTGCGACTGGAGCCCTTCGCGTTTTCGCGAAGCAGTGCCAAACGCGATTGTTGTCTAACCCAAAACGTAAGACTCCGAGACCTGACGAAATGGATCACAGCAAAGCTATAGACAAAATCAAGAAGCTTCTGCGCCTGGCAGCAAGCGACAACCCCCACGAAGCCGCAGCGGCTATGCGCCAGGCGCGGGCCATGATGGAAAAATTCCGTATTGAAGAAGCTGATGTAGCGCTTTCGGACATCTTTGAATCGGCCTCACGCAGCGGCTCTAAGGTGAATCCTGTTCGCTGGGAGGCCAATCTGGCTGGCAGCGTAAAACGTGCGTATGCCTGCGAGTTGCTGTTCATGGCGGGCTTAGGTGAATGGCGGTTCATTGGTGAGTTTGCCGAGGTGGCCAGCTACACCATGACGCTGCTTCTCCGTCAGATCCGCCAGGCTCGGCGTGACTTCATCGCCGACAAACTCAAGCGCTGCAAGGCCGCAACCAAGACCAAACGGGCGGACGTATTCTGTGATGCCTGGGTCTATCAGGTGCGCAAGCAGGTGATGGCTTTCGCTGGCAATGACACACCATCCAGCGCCGCTTCGGCCTACATGCTCAAGCATCACCCGGATACAACAAAGGCAGACCCGAAGGACCGGAACACCGCAAAGCGGATGAGCAATCGGTCCGTGAGCGATGCCATGCACGGGATTCTCGCAGCGGCTGACGTACAGCTGAACCACGGTGTGAAAGGACAAGAGCAGCAACGCCTCCACTGAGCGAAACCTCCCCGATGAACTGGGGCGGTCTGCCAGGCATGGTTGCCTGGTACTGATGAGCAGCCACAGATGACAGACGAAACACCCCGGCAGCGTAAAGCCCGTTTGGCCCGTGAGCGCAAACGTGCCCAGCGCCTGCGGGACAAGGCCAAGAAACTGGCCATGGGTTCCAGCACGTTCAAGATGGAAGCGTACAAAGGCACACTGGCCGAGCTTGAACGTATCCGTATCGCCGGGGAGTTCGACGAAGCGGCGCACGCGCTGACGATGGTCATTCACGGAGCAGCCGAGTTGTCTCGCCGAGATCCGGCGGCATTCAGGGCATTGATTCAAGGGAGAACAAAGTGAGCAGACGAAACCTGGATCTGAGCAAGATTCACATAGCAAAGAAGGACCTAGGGCTTGATGACGAAACCTATCGCGCGCTGCTGGTTCGCGTGGCCGGGGTCAGATCGGCAAAGGACCTAAGCCCGCGTCAAGCAGGCAAGGTGCTGGCCGAGTTTGAGCGGCTTGGCTGGAAGCCTTCCCCCGTCAAGACTGGTCGTAAGGCTCCGGTAGCAGCAGCGGGCAGAGCAAAATTAATCGGTAAGATTGAGGCGTTTCTCAGCGAGGCGAATCGTTCCTGGGCATATGCCGATGGCATGGCCCAGCGTATGTTCAAGGTCGAGCGTGTGGAATGGTTGGACCCTGAACAACTTCGCAAGATGGTTGCAGCATTGGCTTATGACGCCAAGCGCCACGGGAGAGCAGCACAATGAGCGGAGAACTATTTCCAGACGACAGCGACGAACTCGACTCCGCCAAAGTCCTGGCGCACATGAAGGACCCGACGGTCCTGGCCAGATGGGAGGGAGTACTCGGCGACATGGTTAGAGTGGCCGAAGCTGAATTGCGTAAGGCGTTAAATAATGACCCGCGCTCGACAGAGTTAGCACAGTTGGTCATCTATACCGTATGCGAACACCTGGGCGGCGGCGTGATGTACTTGCCTAGCGGTGCTCGACTAAAACGTGCCATGCGTGATGCTGACTTGTACAGGGATTGGCGTGACCACGGCATTAAACCTGCCGATCTGGTTGGAAAATACAAGCTATCCAGCCCAACTGTTTATGACATTATCACCAGGCAACGGGCGCTGCACCGCAAAAACGAGCCCGACCTGTTTGGATTTGGCGAAGATACTTTGCATTAGCAAAAGGAATATACATGCGTTCAATTCTGCTTTGGCTATTTGTGATTTTCAGTACTCAGTCTTTTGCCGCTGATCTTGGGAATTATGATCATTTGATAGATGGTCTATCTGATTATCAATTTGATATGCGTCCGGCAGCACCTGGTAGAACCCCTGGTCTGGTGGGAAAGCAAAGGATGATGGGGATGACCAAGGATGAGAAGCCCCCATCAATGCTTGAAGTAATCGGGGTAAATCTGAATCGAGCTGTTGAAAAGGTAACCTTGGACGTTTCTGTCACTGACGTGGAGAAGCAGCAAAGGAAGAGAGCGAAGTTAATCAAAGCTTTTGTTGACCTGCTCTTGCCGGAAGTACCGAACCGTAAAGACTTGATCGTGCAGGCCATGGAGGCCGCCGTTCCTGACAAGACAGTAACGATGAATTTAGGAGAAAAACGACTTACTGTCCGACGCAGCATTACCACTAACAGCTTTGTCTTCACCATTGAATCAACTTGATTGTATCTAGTTACACACCTCTCACTGAGCAAGCTTAAAAACCTTAAGCCGCCCTGAAATTACAACTTTCCGCTTCTTGCGCGAACCTGACCCCGTTATCCCCGACGGCAGGTTCGCACCATGCGTTCAAATCCCGCTCCACCCAAAGTCTCACGGCCTCAATGGCCGCGCCAACATGCGCAGCTCATTCTTGCGGCTGGGAGTAACAACGCCCGTGCGGTGTTGTGGGCCAAGGTGCCAGCCGACTGGCTACCCATGGTCCAGGCGCATGTAGAGCAGGGCGAAGAGCGCATCCGACAAGCAGTCAGCCAGCGAGAGAAGTTACGCCCCGCTGTAAGAACACACTCTGCACAGACCTTTGCCGACTACCGCGAGCCTGCTCGCGTGATCGGTAATCCCGTTGTCGCCGCGCAACATCTGGCCGCTTTACGGGCATCCATCCATCACCCACCGCGAGTAACCCAATGACTCTTCCACTGCCGAAGCGGCGCCCGCGTGCGCCACGTATGACCGACTGGACGTTGATCACCATCGCCTTGCTGTTCTGCCTGGCCATCGTCGCCCCGACCAAGCTGCCGGTTGTCCTCTACAAATGCGGCCTGGTCACCCTGGGCGGCGTCCTGGGCTACTGGATTGACCGAGCATTGTTTCCCTACGCTCGGCCGAACCAGGTCCGCCGCTATGAACGCTCCATGGCCGGTGTCCGTCGTGCCCTGGTCGTGCTGGCTTGTGTGCTCGGCCTGACGCTGGGGCTCTGACGATGCGGAAAATCCTTCTATATATAGGTGCTGCATCGCTGGCTGGGCTCACCGCCTGCGCTCCTGCGCATGCCGAGATTCCAGCTCAGGCCGAACGCTACCGCCGTGACCTGACCCGTATCGCCCAGGCCGAGTGGGGCCTGGATGCTCCGGTGGCAACCTTCGCCGCTCAGATCCACCAGGAAAGCCGCTGGCGCTTCGATGCGAAATCTCCGGTCGGTGCGCAAGGCTTGGGCCAAGTGATGCCCTCGACCGCGACCTGGCTCGCCCAGACCTTCCCCAAGGCCCTTGGCAAGGTCGAGCCTTACAACCCGGTTTGGTCGATGCAGGCACTTGTCAGCTATGACCGTTGGCTGGCAAACCGCATTCAGGCCAGCAGCACCTGTGAACAGGCTGCGATGATTCTGTCGTCGTACAACGGCGGGCTGGGCTGGGTCATCCGTGACCGCAAGTTGGCATCGGCAAAGGGCGCCGATCCGCTGACCTGGTTCGATTCAGTCGAGCACCACAACGCTGGTCGCTCGGCTGCCAACTTCCGGGAAAACCGCAATTACCCGCGCTTCATTCTCTGGCATTGGGAGCCCCTGTATGTCGATGCAGGCTGGGGCAAGGGGCTTTGCCGATGAAAAGCCTACTCGGCTTCATCACTCCAGCGACTTGGTATGTGGCCGTCATCGCGGCTGTTGTATTGGGTCTGCACCTCAACTGGCAGGACGGTTACAGCGAAGGCCTTGCGAAAGCACAAGCTGAAGGTCAGACCGCTATTACCAACCTGCGCCTGGAGTATTCCGAAGAACAGCGGCGCATTGCAGACGCGACCAGCGAGACGCTGAAACAGGCGAACGAAAAACTGAGGGCCGAACAAGAGCGAGGCAGCTTGCTTGTCACTCAGTTGGCCGACGCCAAAGAGGCCTTTCGTAAAAACACCGACACGCTAAACGGAGAGATTGCTCGTGTTACGACCCTATACCGCCGCACGCTCAAGTCAGCACCTGAGCCGTTGCCTGCTGCTGTGTTCACTGCTGGTTTTGTCCGCGTGTGGAACACAGCCAACGGCATCAGCGCCTCAGTGCCTTCCCAGCAAGCCGCCAGCGGAGCTGCTGCGCCGACCGACGGAGCCGGAGCCGCTGACAGCCTCGACTCGGGCGTCACCCAGGCACTTGTCCTGGGCAACCAGGTCCGCAATGGCGAGTTGCACAGCACCTGCCGGGCTCAACTCAACCGCCTAATTGACTGGACCCTTAATGCAAGCAACTGACTTTGCCAGCCTCCTGGAGGCGAAGCACAACGAAACGTCTCTGGTGGCACATTTTGCACAACGTGAAGTATTGACCGGCCCTTCGGCCGAGTTTTGCACAGGCGAGGATTGCGACATGCCAATCCCTGAAGAGCGCCGCTTGGCCTTACCTGGTGTGCAGCTTTGCGCTCAATGCCAAACACATCGCGAAAAACGGAGACGCTGATGACGACGATTGAAATGCCTGCGTGGCAGTTGGTGAGCATCGCGGTCACCATCCTGGGCGCCTTCGCCGGACTAGTTAAGGTCATGGTCATGCAGATGGAGCGCCGTCTCGATCAGCGCTTTGCAATCACGGACAAGGACAGCGAGCGCCTGAGGACATTGGAGATTTCCTTTGAACGGCTGCGGGGAGACATGCCAGTGCACTACGTGCGCCGGGAGGACTACGTGCGCGGCCAAACCGTGATTGAGGCCAAGCTCGATGCCTTGGCGCTCAAGCTGGAAACCGTCCAACTTAAAGGATTGAATCAATGAACATTGACGCTGCAAAGACGCGCCGGGAGTCCCTGCGCTGGTACATCATCAAGACCCTGGACACCTCACGCCCGATTGATCCGCATGAAGCGGTGGTGCTGGCGACCATTCAGGGTATCTATCCAGACTCCACCACCATTGAACTTCGGCGCGAACTCGACTACCTGGCTGACCGCAGCCTGGTGACGTTGAACAAGCAACCTAACGGCGTGTGGATCTGCGGCTTGACCTACTACGGCGTCGACCTCGCCGAGTACACCATCCCATGCGACCCCGGCATTGCCCGCCCAGAAAAATACTGGAGCTGACCCATGCCACCACGCAGCAAAGTCGCCAGTCTGCCCAAGGAGGTCAAGACCTGGCTCGATAAGGCCCTGGCCGATAACGGTTTCAGCGAGTACGAAACCCTCGCCGCTGAGCTATTGGCACGCGGCTTTTCGATCAGTCGGTCATCGCTCCAGCGGTACGGCCAGGACTTTGAGTCCAAACTCTCGGCCTTGAAGATGGCGAGCGAGCAGGCGCGCGCCGTGGTTGCTGCTGCACCGGACGAAGAAGGAGCGGTCAACGAGGCCCTTATGCGTTTGGTCCAGGAACACCTGTTCAAGGTACTGATGGCCGGTGCAGACCCCGAAGGGAAAAACAAGTTTGACCTGCCAAAGGTGGCCAAGGCTGTAGCTGAGCTGGGCAAAGCATCGGTGGTTCAGAAGAAGTGGCAAGCCGAGTGGCGAGAAAAAACAGAGGCAGCCGCAGCGCGTGTCGAGAAGATCGCTAAGAAAGGTGGCCTGACGGCAGAAACTGTTGACGAGATCCGCCGCGAGATCTTGGGGATGGCCTCATGAACTACTTCTTTGCCCTGATGATTTGCTTCGCCATGACCGGGTTATCAGCCAATGAAGAGAACGCTCGTTGGCTGCTGATATGCGATCTCAATGTGGCACTTTATTTGGCACTGGCGTGGTTTCTTGACCTCTACAAGAAGCGCCGTAGCAAGGGCCTTCAGCAGTACGTCAATGTCATTGAAGTGCAATGTGATCATGCTGAACAGCTGCTGCGTGAAGTATGCCGTCATCCAGATACGCCGGACGGCCTGCGTGCAGAGATTCGTCAGGCTCTGAAACCTGCACCGAGGCACCCATGAGCAGCCGCCGCCCCCCTTTGGTACTGGACAACACGGCGAGCAACAGTGCGCCGCCAGTCCTGCTCGACTATCAGAAAGAATGGATTGGCATCCGCGCCCCGCTCAAGGTCGGCGAGAAGTCTCGCCGTATTGGCCTGACCTGGGCGGAAGCGGCAGACAACGTCTTGGTTGCCGCAGCGGAAAAGCCAGCCGGTGGCCAGACTGTGTATTACCTGGGCTACAACCAGGACATGACGGTCGAGTACATCCAGGCCTGCGCCATGTGGTCGCGTGCATTCAACTACGCGGCTGGGGAGATCGAGGAAGGTATCTGGCCGGACAGCGACCCTGACAAGAACATCAAGACTTACACCATTGTCTTTCCCAGCGGGCACCGCATCGTGGCGCTGACCAGCCGACCGTCCAACCTGCGGGGCCGACAAGGTGTCGTCGTGATCGATGAAGCGGCGTTCCACCAGGACTTGGCCGAGCTGCTGAAAGCTGCTCTGGCGCTGCTGATCTGGGGCGGTGAAGTGCATGTCATCAGCACCCATGACGGTACGGAAAACGCCTTCAATGAGCTGATCAATGATATTCGTGCCGGTAAGCGCAAGGGTGAGCTGTTCCGTTGTGAGTTCCGAGATGCCGTGGCGGATGGCCTTTACCAGCGGGTCTGTCTGAGAAAGGGCATCGAGTACAAGGCCGAGGAAGAAGCGGCCTGGGTCCAGGACGTGTACGACTTCTACGGTGATGCTGCCGAGGAAGAGCTTGATTGCGTGCCGTCCCAGGGCGGCGGAGCCTTTCTGAGCTTGGCCCTGGTTGAGCAGCGCAGCAACCGCGAGGTGCCGGTGCTGCGCCTGGCCTATCCGCAGGGCTACGAGACCATCGCTGAACACCTGCGCCTGGCCGAGTCCCTGGAGTGGTGCGAAGAACACTTGCTCCCGCTGCTGTCGGCTATTCCATTGGACGTCCAGAGCTTCTATGGCATGGACTTCGGGCGAACCGGCGACCTTTCGGTCATTTGGCCGCTGATCAAGGAGCAAAACTTACGCAAGCGCACACCCTTTGTGGTCGAGCTGCGCAACGTCCCGTTTAAGCAACAGGCGCAGATCAAGTTCTACATCCTTCGGCGCCTGCCCAACTTCCTCAAGGGGGCCGATGATGCCAGGGGCAACGGTTCGCAACTGTCGGAAGACACGGCCGTCGAGTTCGGTTTTAACCGTATCGAACGGGTGATGCTGACGGAGGGCTGGTATCGCGACAACATGCCGCCGTTCAAGGCCGCCCTGGAAGACGACACCTTCTGTGACATCCCGGCCGATAAGGACGTGGTCAGCGACGTGCGCGCCTTTCGGATGGTTAAGGGCGTGGCCCGCATCCCGGAAAAGCGCACCAACGAAAAGGGCGAGAAGTCCGGCCCCAAGCGCCATGGCGACGCTGGTATTGCCGCTGTGCTGGCCGACTACGCCTCTCGACAAGAAATCGAGATCATCGAATATCACCGCGTCCGGCCCGCCGCACAGCATGACCGCGAAATCAAGCTAGGCGCTGGCTGGCGTTCTCAGAAAGGCATTTGGTAATGGCTCAGTCCAAAATCGTCGACCAGTACGGTCGCCCCATTCAATACGACAAGCTCACCGAAGAGCTGGCCGCTGCGCGCACCACCGGCATTCGCCAGGTCTGGCACCCGTCGGTGGCCAGCGGCCTCACACCTGGTCGGCTTGCGAGCATCCTGCAAGCCGCTACCGAAGGCTCGGCCCATGCCTACTTGACCCTTGCCGAAGAAATGGAAGAGCGCGACCTGCATTACGCTTCAGTGCTAGGCACCCGCAAGCTGGCTGTGTCTGGTTTGTCGGTGCGGATCGAGGCTGCCAGCGATGATGCCGAGGACGTGCGCCGAGCGGACCAGCTCAAGGAGGTTGTCGATTCGCCGGAGTTCGGCGAGCTGCAAGCCGACCTGACAGACGCCATGGGCAAGGGTTATGCCGTCAGCGAAATCATGTGGGACCGTAGCGGCAAGACCTGGAACCCGTCGCGCTTCGAACCCCGCGACCAGCGCTTCTTCCAGTTTGATCGAGACACCGGCCGGGAACTGCGCCTGCTCGATGAGGCCGACCCAATCAACGGCGTTGCATTGGCGCCCTATAAGTTCATCGTCCACCTGCCGCGTATTCGCTCCGGGCTGCCGATCCGTGGCGGCTTGGCGCGACTCGCTGCCGTGGGCTACATGTGCAAAGCCTGGACCTGGAAAGACTGGATGGGCTTTGCCGACATCTTCGGTATGCCTATGCGCGTGGGGCGGTACGGGCCTGGTGCCAGTAAGGAAGACATTGCCACCTTGATGTCGGCGGTGGCCAACCTGGGCAGCGATGCGGCGGCGGTGATCCCGGACAGCATGCGTATCGACTTCACCCAGGCGGCCAATGTGACGGGTGCAGGGGACTTCTTTAAAGGCCTGGCCGAGTGGTGGGATAAGCAGGTCAGCAAGGCTGTAGTCGGTCAAACCATGTCTGCCGATGACGGCTCAAGCATGGCCCAGGCGGTCATTCACAACGAAGTTCGCCTGGATCTGCTGGGCGCCGATGCTAAGGCAGAGTCCAATACTCTGAACCGGTGTTTTGTACGGCCCTGGTGTGATTTGAACTTTGCACCTGGTCGACGTTACCCGCGATTGATAATCGACGTACCGCAGCCGGAAAACACCAAGCTGTTGATCGAGGCACTAAAGGAGCTGGTGCCACTGGGGCTGCGTGTCGAGCAGTCAGTTATCCGGGATAAGCTGAATCTGCCAGCACCCGCCGAGGGCGCCGAGCTGCTGGGCGTTCCGGCGCCGGTTCCTACTCCAGTCATGGCGCAGGCCACCAACAGCGAGCAGGCACCGGCCCGCCCGACTGTTACTCGGGACATTGTTGATAACCAGGTAATGACATTGGAAGCGGCAACAGGGGCGCCCATCGACGACATGGTCGATCAGATCAAGGAATTGCTCGACTCAGTCAGTAGCCTGGAAGAGTTCCGGGATCGCTTGATTGAAGCCTATCCGGCGATGAACTCCACTCAGTTGGCGGATGCGATTGCCGATGGCTTGACGGCTGCCAGCCTGGCGGGGCGCGATGATATTTTGAGGGGGCTTTAAACATGAAAGGCACAACTGAGGACTCATTCACCACCAGGAAGCGGCTGTCATACACCAGCAGCGACGGAATGTACCTGATGGTCGATAGTGAGCGTGACGCATCAGTTAGGCTGCTTGTCGGTCATGAAGAGGGCGAAGTCGCTGTAATGTTGAATAAGGCCGAAGCTGAAGAGCTGGCGCGATTCATCCTGGCTGGAGTTGCGCGTTAATGGCTGTCTCCCATGGCTCGCTCCCGTTCAATGAGCAGATCGACTACTTCCGTAGCAAGGTCAACCTGCCGACCAACACCTGGTCCGACGTTTATGGTGCCGAGCATGACTATGCCTTTGTTGTGGCAGGTGCTGTAAAGCGGGATCTGCTGGCCGACCTGCGCGGTGCTGTCGAGAAGTCTATTGCCCAGGGCACCACCCTGGAACAGTTCCGCAAGGACTTTGACCAGGTCGTGGGGAAACATGGCTGGCAGTACAACGGCGAGCGTGGCTGGCGTACCAATGTCATTTGGGAAACCAACCTACGCCAGTCGTACAACGCCGGGCGCGAAGAGCAAATGGCCGACCCGGAGCTACGCAAGCGCCGCCCCTATGCAGTCTATCGTCATGGCGATAGCGCCCATCCACGGCCAATGCACCTGTCTTGGAACGGCATCACATTGCCGCTCGATGATCCGTGGTGGGCAACTCACACCCCGCAAAATGGTTGGGGCTGCAAGTGCAAGAAGTTCATGTTGTCAGCAAGGGACGTTGAGCGCCAAGGATTGACCATCGGTCCGGCGCCGGTCACTGAGTGGGAAGATCGGGTTATCGGCAAAAACAGCCCCAACGGCCCACGCACGGTCCGCGTGCCGAAAGGGATCGACCCAGGCTTCGAGCATGCACCAGGTCGCTCCCGCCTGTCTGACGCTGTACCGCAGCTGCGTACCCGTGACCCCATCACTGCACCAGGCACACCAGCGAAGCCGGAACCTGCGGCCATGCTTCCCAAGAGCAGACCGACAGGGCCACTGCCTGCGCCCAGGGCGATTCCGGCAAAGGCTTTGCTCCCAGCCAAAGTACCTGCGCCGCAAGCTGTGGCTAAGCTCTTGGGTGAGTTTGGGGCCAGTGATGCTGCACCTGCGGTGTTTCGTGATGTGACGGGTGATGCCATGGTCATTGGGCGCGAGATGTTCAGCGATGCCAAAACCAGCGCAATACAGCTGGCCACGCAGATCAAGGCCCGTGAGTTGCCCCTCCTGGCTACCGCCATCAAGACGCCGGACGAAATATGGGCGCACCTGGTGTGGCAGCCGGACCAGGGCAAGGCCGTCCTGCGCCGTCGCTACCTGGCGCACTTTGAAGTGAAGGGTCAGGCGATGCCAGCCGTTGCCGTGTTCGATCTGGGCGCCGATGGCTGGGATGCCGTCACAGGCTTTGTCGAAGACAGCGAGCAGTACCTGGAGGCTTTGCGCCTTGGTGTTCTGCTTTACCGTCGACCGGAATAGGAGCCCTCATGGCTGGTGCAATGCTTGATGTCAACATCGACCTAGACCTGGTGAGCAAGGCCCTAGAAGAACTGGCCGAACGCATCGGCGACTTGACGACGCCCTTCAACGACATAGCCGAGTACCTTCACCAGTCGACCGATGATCGCTTTCGGCAGAAGGTAGCGCCGGATGGTTCGCCCTGGGCGCCGCTGTCGGCTGTCACCCTGGCCAGGAAGAAAGGCCCTGGTATCCTGCGCGAGAAAGGGACGCTCCAGGACACGATGCGTCATCAGGCCAGCAGCACCGAGCTAGCTTTTGGTACAGATCGTCCCTATGGCGCAGTGCATCAGTTCGGGCAGCGTAAAGGCGCCTCGGGCAGTACGGGTAAAGGCAGCCCCATCCCATGGGGAGACATACCGGCGCGCCCCTATCTGGGGTTGTCTGCCGAGGATGAAACGGAAGTCCTATTGATCATCCACGACTACCTAATGGAACCGGTGGCGGGCTGACTGCGCAGGATCGCCTAGGCGGCGCGTATTGGGATTGGCGGTACACACGTTGCCAGACTATCGCTTTAACAGCGTTAGACATGCGTTAGATTCGGCCAGAGCGCTATTTACTCCGCGTTCGCGAGACCCGCCCACCGCCATTCTTCAAATATGGAGCGGGTTCCGGGTTGCCCCTCGCCCGCAACACCTCGCCAAAACCTTAAGTCGTCCTGAAATTACTATCTTTTGCTTGCCGCCTGACACTGGCGGCATGAAAACCCAACTCGCTCTCAATTCAGAAATCTACAGCTCAGTCGAGCTTTCCGAAGGGAAGGCGCCCGACTGGGTTCAACTCATCCCCGCAGGTCCGACAGTCACTGGTCGCGATGGTCGCTCCTGGTTGTTCGACGACATGGCTGCTGGCTTGGTGCAGTCCAGCTTTGCCAGTCGGGCCATTGATCTCCCTATCGACTGGGAACATGCAACGCAGAAGCGGGCATCCGTGGGCAAGGAAGCTCCAGCGGGCGCCTGGATCAAGCAGTTCGAAATCCGTAACGGCGCTCTCTGGGGACAGGTCGAGTGGACGCCTCGTGGTGCCTCACAGGTGGAGGCCCGCGAGTACCGCTTTCTATCTCCCGTCTTCGATTACGAAGTCGACAGCACACGCATCGTGCGAATGGTCAGCGCCGCGTTGACCAACATCCCCAACTTTCTGATGACAGCCCTCAACCAAGAGCAACAGGAGCACAACCTCGTGAAACCTTCGCCAGAACTTTTGAAACTTCTCGGTTTGCCCGATACGGCAACTGCGGAACAAGTCTTCACCGCTACCACCGCCAAGCTTCAGGCCACCGGCCAAGCTTTGAACACCGAGCAAGCGAACCTGGAGCGATTCGTGCCACGGGCTGATTACAACGCCCTGGAGCAACGCGCCGCCAACGCGGAACAGGCGCTCACCGAACATAAAAAGGCAGAGCACACCAAGGCCGTCGACGCAGTCATCACTTCGGCCACCCAGGCCGGAAAGATCACTCCGGCGACCGTGGACTATCACCGTGCTATGTGCCAGGACGAAGCCGGTCTGGCGCGCTTCAAGGTGTTTGTCGAGGCCGCGCCAGTTGTTGCGGCTGCCACCGATCTGGGCGAGCGCAAGCCCGACAACACCAGCACCGCGCTCAACTCCGAAGAGCAACAGGTCGCCAAGCTGCTGGGCATGAGCGAGGCCGAGTTCATCAAGGGCAAGGCGTAACTCCCTCCCTATATAAAGGAAGCGATTCATGATCATTACTCCAGGCGCCTTGACTGCGTTGTTCACCGCATTCAGAGCCGAATTCCAGAACGCCCAGGCCGCAACGCCTACCGATTGGCAGCGTGTGGCAACGGTGGTTCCATCGTCGTCGACCAGTAATACCTATGGCTGGTTGGGGCAGTTCCCGACCTTTCGCGAGTGGATCGGCGACCGTGTCCTCAAGAACATGGCAGCCCATAGCTATTCGATCACCAACAAAAAGTTTGAATCCTCTGTCGCGGTTCCTCGCGACGCTATCGAAGATGACGAAGTCGGTGTTTACAAACCACTGTTTGCTGAAATGGGCCGGGCCTCATCGGCGCATCCTGACGAGTTGGTGTTCGCCCTGTTGAAAGCGGGCCTCACCACCACTTGCTACGACGGCCAGTATTTCTTCGACATCGATCACCCGGTGTTCCCTTCGACCGATGGCACCGGCACTGCGGTGTCCGTGAGCAACTACCAGGACGGTGAAGGTCCTGCATGGTATCTGCTCGATGTCAGTCGAGCGATCAAACCCATCATCTTTCAGAACCGCCGCAACTACGCACTGAAAGCCATGACCGACATGAACGACGAAACCGTCTTCATGCGCGACGAATATCGCTACGGCGTTGATGCTCGCGTGAACGTCGGCTTCGGCTTCTGGCAGTTCGCCTACTGTTCGAAAGCGCCGCTTACACCGGACAACTACGCGCTGGCCCGTGCTGCCATGAAGAACTTCAAGGCAGATGGCGGTCGCCCGCTCGGTGTTAATCCTGGCCTGCTGGTTGTGCCATCTCAACTGGAAGGCGCGGCCCGGAAAATCGTCGTCAAAGACGCGAACGCCGGTAATGAATGGGCAGGCACGGCCGAAGTTCTCGCGCCGAGCTGGCTCGGATAAGGGGGGCGTTATGGCTATCGTCATCACTGCAAAGCGCGACGGCTTCCGCCGTTGCGGCATTGCACACTCCCGCAAGCCGACCTCCTACCCGGACGACTTCTTCACGGAAGAACAGTGGCGGGCTCTGTTGAAAGAGCCGCAGTTGATCCTCGCCTATGTGGAGGATGAATTCGACCAGGTGAAGGACGGACACAATGAAATTCTCCAGGAAGTCGATGTATCGAAAGCGTCCGGCGCCGCACAAAACGCCCAGTCGCAGACGCTCGAAGCAATCGCTACGGCTCTGGGTAATGGAGTGGCTCTGCCCATTACCCCGGTCACTGGCAGCGGAGAGCCTGGACCTGACGGTTCGGGATCTGGGCCAAACCCACCTGTGATTGAACCGTCCCATGACCAATCGAGCGGGTTCGGCATCGACTTCGATGCTCTCTGGGAGGACGCACTCCAGGAAGATCAGGCGCGTGAAGCGGCCAAGGCGGAAGCGTTGAAGCCTCCCACGAAACCCAGAAAGACCAAGTCCGAAAAGACCGAGGACGAAGGCAAATGAATCTCTCGCTGCCATCCGCCACCCAGCTCCTTGTGCGCTTCGGTGCCCGCGACATTACAGAAGTCGCGGTCCCAGACCATGAGCGCGTAATCGACTCGGAACTGCTGGCGGCGGCTGCAAGTGGTCAGCCCTTGGACGGTTGGCCTGAAGAAGATGTGGCTATCGCCGTGGCAGCGCTGGCCAGGATCGCCGACGCCGTCACTCGGGCGCGCAGTGAGGTTTCGTTTTACCTGCGGTTCCGCCCGGCCGGAGAAGACGCCCCCGAGTGGGTGGCCGATGATCTGGCCGAGATTGCTCGTTATCACCTGTACGACGATGCGGGCAAGGAAGAGTCGACCGTGCGCGTGCTTTACAAGGACGTCATCAAGCGCCTGGAAACCCTGGCCAGGGAGGACAAGGAGCGTGGTGCCTCGGACGGTGGACAGTCCGGTTTCCAGATATCCCAGCAGCCCCGGCTCATGAGCCGCAACACCTTGAGGAACTTGTGATGCTGGGCGAACTGGAGGACTTGATCGAGGCGCGGCTCAAGGAGCTGAACAGCAAGCTGCCGAGCCTGGTGGTGGGCAGCTACGGCGGCGAATTGAGCGATCCTAATCTGTTGTCCGGTTTGCTCAAGCGTTGCCCAGCCATCTTGCTGACGGTGCCCAAGGTGACATTCACCCGTAAAACCAACACCCGCTATTCGGTGCCGATCACCTTCCGCTTGATCATTGCTACCCGTCACCCTCGGGGCGAAAGGGAAACCCGGCGCGGCACGACAGATAAGGACATCGGCAGTTATGCGCTGTGGGAAGCCTGCATGCACCAACTGGTTGACTGGCAGCCTTGGACAGATCGCGCTGCCATCAAACCGACCGAACTTTCAAACCTGGTCAACGGCAAGTTTGAAAGCGCTCACCTTTCCGTCCTGGGGCAGTCGTTCGTTATCGAGCTGGACTGGGAGAAACCGAAAGAGGCGCTGCCGGAATTTTTGGGTATTGACTTGAACTACCACTCCCCGTCGGAAAACCCCAACCCGGTGGCCACCGACTTAATCGAATTGAGGGACGTGTAATGCACGTTATCGCCGCACCTGGTCAACAGGTGCCAATGGAAGGAGATCCATATCAGTACATCGGCGACAAGCTCGACGAGGCTGTCGATGTACCGGATACCTCCTATTACCGCCGTCGCTTGGCGGCGGGTGAACTGCTGGCTGCGAAGAAACCGCGCAGTGCCAAACAACCCGCACAGGAAGCCGCTGAATGAGCATTTCCTTTGACACCATCCCCGCATCGATTCGCAAACCCGGTGTGTACATGGAGTTCAACACCAGCCTGGCGGTACGGACACTGCCGACCAACAAGCAAAGCGCCTGCCTGATCGTTCCCCTGGGCGCCGGAGCGACAGTCGGGGCCAACGTGCCGACACCGATCTATAGCGCGGCCGAGGCCAAAGCTCTGTTCGGTGGAACGGTTGCCGAGGAAATGGCCGAGGCGTTTATCACGGCTTATCGTTATGCCAGCCTTTCGGCCGTGGGTGTGGCTGCCGTCGAGGGCGAGGGTGAACCTGACATCAAGGCTGCCCTGGATGCAACTGCCCTGGGCGGCTTCACTATCTTGGTGCCTGCCTGGTACAGCCAGACCGCGCTTACTGCACTGCGTACCCACATCCAGCTCTATACCAACTCAATGGAACAGCAAGGCATCATCGGCGTTGCGGCGCTGACCAGCACCTTGTCTGCGGCCACTACCTTGGCCACTTCGTTGAACTCTGGCGCTATCAGCCTGGCCGTGCTGCCTGGTACGCCATCGACTGCGCGCCAGGTTGCCGCTGCCTACGCCGCGATGATCGCATCGGAAGAAGACCCAGCCCGGCCACTGAACACCCTCGTACTGACAGGCATCAAGGTGCCGCCAGTCACTCAGCGCCTTGGCCGTACCGAGCAGGAAACCGCCCTGGCCAACGGCGTCACACCGCTGGAGGTTGCGGCCGGTGATGTGATTCAGATTGTCCGCGCCGTGACCACCTACACCAAGTCTGCGGCCGGTGCCACGGATGTGTCGCTGTTGGACCTGACCACCATCCGCACCCTGTATTACGTGCGTATGGCCTGCCGTGACCGTATCCGCTTGCGCTTCCCGCGCGCCAAGCTCTCCAAGAAAACCCCAGAGGCTGTGCGGGGTGAGCTGCTGGACGTACTGCTCAAGCTGGAAGAGCTGGAGATCGTCGAAGAAGTCGAAGCCAACGCGGCCAGCCTGGTGGTCGAGCGTTCGCTCCAGGGCGTAAACCGCCTCAACGCCGCCATTCCCACTGACGTAGTCAACGGCCTGCATGTGTTCGCCGGTCGTATCGACCTGCTCCTTTAATAAGAGGTGACTTTATATGGCTGATAACTATGTGGGACTGATCGTCCTGGAGATCAACGGCACCGACTATGAGGTCTCCAGCGTCGAGCCAAGCCTCAAGACCGGGCGCACAGTTGTAAAGACCATGAACCGCACGGGGCGAGCGACCGGCACGGCCAAGGGTATTGAAGAGCACGAACTGAAAATTTCCGTGCCTATCCCGAAAACCGGCGAGCCGGACTGGCGCGCCTTGCTGGACGCCAAACTGACCATCTATCCCCAAGATGGCGGCAGTAAGCGCCAGACCTGGACCGGCTGCTCGCTGATGGAGATGGGCAGCAAGTACCAGCTTGAAGGCGAAGCCACCCGCGACCTGACCATCGCCGCACTGAACTACTACACGGAGTAACGCAATGACTGAGCAAACGAACAAGCAGTGGGACGGCCTGACCATTACCGGCGAGCTGCGTATCGGCGTTTATTATGCTGGCCTGCGGCACAAGCGCTTCACCCTGCGCGTCGGCATGGCGGGCGATCTGGTAGCAGCGCAAGAGCTGCACCCTGACGGTCCCTTTCAGTTGACCACCCTCGAAGTGTATCGCCGCCAGTTGCTGTCCTTGGGTGACATCCCGACCGAAGCACTGACCGTCGAACTGCTGCGCGAGCAACTCGCCGAAACCGACTTGGCCATCATCGCCAACGCAGATGCTGATCTGGAAAAAAAGCTCGCGCCGCCGAGCGCGGCAACGCCGACTGGCGCCGAATCGAGCACGCCCTTATCCGACACGGCTACCGGCTCGACGAACTCCGCCGCATGACCAGGGCGGAGATCGACACCCGTATCGATCTGATCATCGGCAAGGTCAAGAAAACACGCTACGTCAGCAAGCGCCAGCGCAAGCCACTGCCGAAACCACGATAAGACCAGGCTCGATTTCGGGCCTTTCTTGTCCCTGTAAGACCCTTTCGGGAGCATCCAATGAGTTCTGATCTGCGCGTAGCGCTTCGTTTCCAGGCCCACGCAGGCAACAGCCGACGCGAGATCGAGCAGATCAATCGCGACCTTCGCAAGGCAGGTAAGGAAGGCGCCAAGTCCCTGGCGGATGAAAGCTGGAAAGCCTCCACTGCAATAACCAATGTCGGCCGTGTGGGAGCCAACAGCTATAAAACCATCCGTAGTGCCATGCGTGAAACTGCGGGGGCTGGTTCCGGCACGCGTATCGAGGTCAGCAAGACTTCGGCTGAACTCAAGCAGATGGCTGCGGCCGCCCGTAAGGCTGCTCGTGATGCCAAGACCGAACTGGTGAGCGCAGACCGCCAGGGCGTGCAGCCGCTGCGCCAAAGCGTTGACCGGACAGAAACATCCTTCAGGCGCCTGGCGCAAAACGGTGGACGTAGTCTTCGCGCCTTGAAGACGATTGCTGCGGGTGCCCGTCAGGAGTTTGATCGCCTGAAGGGTTTGGGGGGCAGTATGCAGGGACAGCTTGCTGGGCTGGGCGTTGGACTTGGGGTTGTGTCAGGTGTGACATCAAGTGCAAAACTGGACCGTCAGCTTATACGTACTCAACAGACTGCGGGAATGTCAGCTGAAGAGCGTGAAGAGTGGCGTGGGGAACAATGGCGATTGGCAAAAACCTACGGTATTGAGCGTGAGCAAGTTCAAACGGGCTTTGATACCTTAATCGCAAGTGGCTTGTCCTACGATAAAGCGAAGGCAAGTTCTGAGGCCATCGCTCAAGCTACCGCAGTTACCGGGGCTGACTCCGGGGTCTTGGCTAAAGCACTTATTACTGGGTCAAGTGCTTTTGATATCGATCTCTCCAAACCCAACGCCGCTGTAGATATCTTACAAAAGATGATTGTAGCTGGCCGTCTGGGGAACGCTGAACTTGAGAACCTCTCAAGTATTTTTCCTAAGGTGGGGCAAGACGCCAAGTCTGCGGGCATGTCTATGGCTCAGTCTCTTTCGTTTGTTGAGACGTTATCTCTTATTGAGCTTGAACCTGATCGTTTGGGTACGTTGGCACAGTCAACCTTGCGTGCATTCAATAACGGCACTTACCGTGAGAGCGTTACAAAGAATACTGGAGTCGAGTTCTTCAACAAGGATAAGTCTGTAAGGAATACTCAAGATGTATTTCTTGATCTCCAGCATAAGTATAAGTCGCTTAAGAACGATAAAGATCGCGCTCGTTTCATGAGTGTAGTGTTTGGCAAGATGGACCAGGACACGCAAAAAGGAGTTAAAGCATTCTTGACTGGGGATCGGCTGGAGAATTTTGCAAAAAGCACTGGTGACATCAATAACGCCAAGGGCGTTATTGAAAAGGACTTGGCCGACAACATGAACAGTTCGACTGCTGTTGGTTCTCGAATGAAGGCCACCTTAGGTGAGGCCGTAGATCGCATGGCGAAACCTTTAAACAAGAGTTTCGCTGACATGGGTAGTTACCTGCTCGATGACCTGAACTTGTCCGGTGAACAGATGTTGCTCGGTGGCGCCGCCCTGGGTGTCGGTGGTTACTACGCCGGACGTGGTGCCAAAGCTGGGGCCGGTGCGCTGTTCAACAAGCTAACGGGCGGGCCTGAAACCCTCAAAAACATTGCGGTCGGTAAAGTCCTGGAGGAAGCGACAGGCGTTACTTCTGTCTTTGTCACCAACTGGCCAGGCGGCATGCTTGGCGGCGTGCCAGATCTGCCTGGCGCGCCATCTTCCGGTAAGGGCAAGCCAGGCGGTTTTGTCGCGCCATGGTTGGCACCTGTGGCCTTGGGCGCAAGTGCAACGCAGATTGGCGGGGCAAGTGCGACAGCCACAGACGAAGGCCGCCTGGATGCCGCCCAGCGCAGCAAGCTGCTCAACGATGACCAGCGCACCTACCAAACTGCCTTTTACCGCAATCGTATAGACCTGGCCGGACAGAACCCCGGCCAATCATCCGACTGGCTGTCCTCTCAGGCCCAGCGCCTGGCACATCAGCAAACCGGCCTGACGGCATCGGGGTTGCCGGTCGAGGGTGCCAATCAGTGGGCCGCTGGAGTCGCGAATCGCGCCGTAACCGCCGGGGTTGAAACGCCTGCTGCCGAGGCCCGCCTCCGACGCCTTCTGGATCAACCCCTGGTCATCGAACTGCGCACAGACTCAAACATGATCCAGGCCGAGGTCGAGCGCAGAGCTGACATTCAGATGAGGCGCGGCGGATGAGCTGGTCAGAAACCTTGCTGGATGCCTCCTTTCGAGGTGTTCCGCTCCTGGTCGTTGACGAAACCTTGCAATGGCAGCGGGCGTTGTCTGAGCATGGGACACCATTTAAGGATGGTGACAGCGTGGTCGACCTGGGGCGGGGAGCACGTCGCGTCCCGATGCAGCTCATCGTTTACGGCGATAACTACGAGATTGAGCTACAGAATCTTCTGCTGGCACTGGGGCAGCGTGGACCGGGTGAACTGATCCACCCGATTTACGGCAGCATGAGTGTCGTCTCGCAAAACGTCGAGGTGAAACACGTTGCCGAAAGACCCGACGCTGCAATGGTTAGCCTGCTGTTTGTCGAAGACTCCCCTGACTTACCATTTTTTGCCCGGCAGTTTGAGTTCGTCGATATCGGTGTACTTGAACAAGAGGACCAGTATCGCTGGCAGGACGGCATCTTCGATTTGTTCGGCCGCGTCGATTCCCTGGTCGCGGAGATCCAGTCATGGATCGGTGGCGGTTGGGTCGGGCTGATCGAGAAGGCGCTCGGCCTACCAGGTATCTTCCTGCGCGTGCAGCAACTGCGGTCACAGATCCTAGGTGTTGTGTCTGGTGTTGCGTCGATGGCCAAGCATCCATCGGCGGCATTCGACCCTCTGACTGAACTGTTCCGCACGCCGACGCAGATCCGTGGTTCGATCAGTGACAGCACACCCACCACGTCGACGGCACTGCTTGCCCGAAGTGGTGTTCCGGCGACCATGCCAGGCGCTGACACCTTAACCACAGATGCTGCGCAGGCTGCCAATTCCTTCTTGATCAGTGCCCGCCAAGGTGTTGCCCCTGATGCGGACAGACTGCCCGACGGTATGCCTGACGATCCGGTCGAAGCCAGTGCGTTTGCGCTTGTTGTCCTAGTCGTCACGGAGCTTGCCGCAGCCCATTCGCTGGCGGTAGCCAGCGTGATCGAGGACGAAGCCAACATGCCGACCTTGAGCCCTCTGGAACTGGAGGGTCTGGTTAATCTGGTGCGCTCCCTGGTCCAGGGCGCAATCCTGCTCCAGCGTCGACTCTACGACGTGGAAACTTCCCGACCAGTCATCGAGGCCCTGCGCAACACCGCCGCGATGATCCAGGCCCGAGCCCGGCAGGTGATTTTGCAGAGCCCGCCTATGGTCGAGCGCGTTGTTGAAACTCCGGCCAGCCTGCGCTTGTTAGCCCATCGTTGGTACGGTGACCATGCTCGCGCTATTGAGCTGGTCCGGCTTAACCCTGACCTGAACACCCCTCACAACATCCCGGCCGGTAAGGTGCTGCGTGCTTATGCTGAATGATCCTATTCCGTCTATTCGGCTGTCTATTGGCGGTCTGTTCCACGAAACCTGGGATGGCTGGTCGGTTGAGTCCGATCTGCTAACCCCGGCCGATGCCTTCGAATTGGAGCTGCACACAAAGAACGCCACGCGCTTGCCTGACGTGATCAAAGAGGGCGCGCCCTGTTCGTTGACGTTGGACGGCGACCGTGTATTGACTGGGCAGATTGATGAGTTTGAGCACGATATCTCGCGCCAGGGTATCAACATGCGTATCAATGGCCGCGACCGTGCTGCTCCCCTGGTCGACTGCTCGGCACCTTTCGTGTCCATGCGTGAAGCGTCCCTGGCGCAGATCCTTGACCAGGTGGTAAAGCCCCTGGGCACGTACCAAGTTGAGATCCGCGCCGACCAGGCCAAGACCCGGCGGCGCATCCAGATCGAACCTGGACAGACAGCTTGGGAGGCATTGCTCCAGGTCGCTGAGGCCAACGGCTTATGGCCATGGGTCGAGCCGGACGGCCGTCTGATCATCGGCGGGCCGGACTACAACGCACCGCCCGTGGGCACGTTGATCCTGCGCGAAGAAGATGGCGTGGACAACAACGTCCAGCGCCTGAGCGTCCGCCGCTCGATAGCCAACCGCTACAGCCAGATAACCGTCCTCGGGCAGCACGGCCAGTACGACAACGATGGGCTGGATACCAAGCGCTCCCACCTGCGCTCGGTCATTCAAGACGAGACGCTGTCACGTCGTGGGATCTTCCGGCCCAAGGTCGTTATCGACAGCTCCAGCGAGAACCAGGACATGGCCACCACTCGCGCACGAAAGCTGCTGGCCGACAGTCGCCTGGAGGGTTTCGAGATCCGCGCCATCGTCAAAGGGCACCGCGCCGATAACGGCCAGGTCTGGAGCCCTGGTCAGCGTGTCATCGTCCGCAGTGAACCCCACGGGCTGGATGCCACCTACTTTCTGATGTCTCGCACCCTGCGTCTGTCTCGTGGTGAGGGGGCTATCACCGAGCTGCGCTTGCGTGAAGACAAAATGTGGGTGCTTGACGGGAACAAGCTGAAGAAGCGCAAGGGCAAGTCTGGTTCGGACGCTGCCTTTATCGAAATGATCAAGGCTCTCTGATGAGCAGCCTACCGCGCCTGGTGCGCGAGCAAGTCGCCCGAGTCATGAGCAACGTTCGTCAGGCCTTCCGTGCAGTTGCAGCCAGGAACACCCACGGAACCTTGATCGGTGTCGAAATGGAGGGCCTGTCGGGCGAGTCGGTTTCAGGCGAGCTGTTCCAGCACTACGGATTCAGCTCGGCGCCGCTCCCAGGTGCCGAGTACCTGGTTGTTCCCGTGGGTGGCAATAGCAAGCACGCCGTGGTCGTGGCCAGTGAAGACGGGCGTTATCGCCTCACACTCCAAGACGGCGAAGTATCGCTGTATACCGATGAGGGCGATTACATCCACATGAAGCGCGGCCGGTTGATTGAGGTCGTAACTGATGACCTGGTGTTCAAGGTCAAGAATAAGGTGCGCTTTGATACGCCCATGGTTGAGATGACCGGCGACCAGCATGTCGACGGTAGCATCAAGGCTGATGCTGAGATCGCCGACCATACGCGGACCATGCAGGGGGATCGCGACCTCTACAACGCGCACGGCCACTCTGGAGGCCCGCCTCCCAAGCCGCCTCAATAACTCGTAGGTAGAGAACCTTAAGCGGTCCTTAAATCGCAACCTCACGCGCCTGCGCGACAGTATGCCGACCTATGGACGCAGGCATAAACCCAACCACTGGCGACTTGACGGGCCAGCGTATCAATACGCTGGCGAACGCCGTTTACATTCGCCTCATGACACCCCTCGGCACCTGGTGGAAAGACACCGCCGTCGGCTCACGCCTGCATGAACTTCGCCGCGAAAAAGATCTGCCCCGCGTGGGCATCCTGGCCAAGCAATACGCCGAGCAAGCCCTCAAGCCACTGCTCGATGATGGCCGCGCAAAGAAGATCACCATCACCGCCGAGCAGCCACACAACGGCTGGCTCGACCTGCACATCGACATCATCGACGCCACCGGCAATCCGCAAGTGTTTCGCCAACCTGTACGAGTGATCTGATATGGCCTTTTCTGCGCCTGCCCTGGAAAGCATTCTCGCCGCGATCTTGCGCGACATTCGCAACGTTCAGCCCGAGGCTGATATCGGCACCGACAGTGACAACTATGTGCGCTCTGCTGCCGTTGCTGCGGCTATCGAGGGCCTGTATCAGAAGCTCGCCTGGGTGTATCGCCAGATCTTCCCTGACACCGCAGACGAAGAGGAACTGGTGCATGCGGCTGCCATTCGGGGAGTGCTGCGCAAGGGTGCGGTAGCTGCTACAGGGACCGTCGCACTGAAAGGTGCTGTAGGTGTCGAGTTGTTGCCAGGGGCCACCCTCACTCATGTTGTGACCGGCGAGAAGTTCGACGCATTAGCTAGCGCGAAAATTGGCACCGATGGCACTGCAACCGTTCTTGTCCTGGCGCAGACTGTCGGCGCCCAACTCAACAGGCTGACTGGTGGCCTTGCGCTCACAAGCCCGCCATTGGGCATGGACGCAGCTGCCAGCTTCGTTGGTGAGACTGCCGGTGGCGACGACCAGGAAAAGACCGAGTCCTTGCTTGCCCGGCTCCTTGACTGCGGATTTCGGAGCACCGTGACCGGCCGTTTCGGTTGATCGTGACCGGTCATTTCGCTAACGCGTGACCGCTCATTTCGGTAGCAACGTGACCGATTTTCCGCCTGTTCCGAAACAGGTGGTCACGGCTTACCGAAATCGCCGGTCACGACTTAGCGAAAGCCTTCCCCTTCGTTGCGCATGACCTGATGCGCCGCCATCCTCGACCGATTTCGGGAGAGGAAGATGGCGGCGCCGCGAGTAGCCATGCGAAACATCAAAGAATGTCTGCGCCTCAAGTTTGAGGCCGGCTTGTCCCACGAGAAGATTGCCCGTGCCTTGCAGCTGTCCAAGGGCGTGGTTAGCAAGTACATCGCGGCGGCGCGGGTGGCCGGGCTGGACTGGCCGGCGCTGGTGGCCATGGACGAGGCCGCGCTGGCGGCCGCCTTGTTTGCACCGACGTCGACGAACAAGCCGCGCGGTGAGCGAGTGCTGCCCGATGTGCTGAGCATCCACCGCGAGTTGCGACGCAAGGGCGTGACCTTGCAGCTGCTGTGGGAGGAATATCTCGCCGCGCATGCGGGCCAGCCGACCTACCGCTACACCCAGTTCGTCGAGCACTACCGGCGCTACGCCCAGACGCTCAAACGTTCGATGCGTCAGCTGCACCGTGCGGGCGAGAAGCTATTCATCGACTATGCCGGGCCGACGCTGCCGGTGGTCGACCCGGCCACCGGCGAAGTGCGCCGGGCGCACATCTTCGTCGCCGCCCTGGGCGCCTCGAATTACACCTATGCCTGCGCGACGCCAGGCGAAACCCAGGTGGACTGGCTGACCTCGCTGGGCCAGGCTCTGACCTACTTTGGCGGCGTGCCGGAAATGGTTGTGCCGGACAATCCGCGCGCCCTGGTCGCCCAGCCGGATCGCTACGAGCCGGGCCTGAACCGGGCCACGCTGGAGTGCGCGCGTCATTACCAGACGGTGATCCTGCCGGCACGGCCACGCAAGCCTCAGGACAAGGCCAAGGCCGAGGTGGCGGTGCAGGTGGTCGAGCGCTGGATCATGGCGCGGCTGCGCCATCGGCAGTTCTTCAGCCTGCATGCGCTTAACCAGGCCATCGCCGAGCTGCTGGAGGATCTGAATCGGCGCCCGTTCAAGCGGCTCGATGGCTGCCGGCGCGACTGGTTCGAGCGCCTGGATCGCCCGGCCTTGCGAGCGCTGCCGGTGCATCCCTACGAGGTCGCCACCTTCAAGCGCTGCAAGGTCAGCATCGACTACCACATCGAGGTCAATGGCAGCTTCTACAGCGTGCCCTCCGCCCTGGCCCGGCAGAACGTGGACGTGCGACTGACGGCACACACCCTGGAAGTGCTGCATGGCAACCGGCGGGTGGCCAGCCACCTGCTGCTGGGGCGACGCGGCGCTTACAGTACCCAGCGCGAGCACATGCCCGCGGCGCACCAGGCGCATCGCGAATGGACGCCACAACGCCTGCTCGACTGGGGCGCGCGGATCGGCCCCTACACGCGCCAACTGATCGATCACCAACTGACCCACAAGCCGCACCCGGAGATGGGCTACCGCGCCTGCCTCGGCCTGCTCTCGCTGGCCCGGCGCTATGGCAATGCACGCCTGGAAGCCGCTGCCGAACGTGCCGTACACCTGCGCGCCTTCACCGGGCGCAGCGTGCGCAACCTGCTCCAGCAAGGCCTGGATCAACAGCCGCTGCCCCAGCGTGCCGCCGAAACGACCTTACCCGGCGACCACGAGAACGTCCGTGGCGCCGACTACTACCAACCCCCGCAACAGGAGCTGTTCGATGATGCCGCAACACACCCTGAATCAACTGCACCAGCTACGCCTGGACGGCATGGCCCGCGCCCTGGAAGAGCAATGGACGCTGCCGGCCAGCCACAGCCTGAGCTTCGATGAACGCCTCGGCCTACTGCTCGACCGCGAACTGGCCTGGCGTGACAACCAGCGCCTGGTACGGCTGCGCAAGAAGGCCAAGCTCAAGTACGCCAACGCCTGCCTGGAAGATCTCGACCGCCGCACCGGACGCGCCCTGGACGAGCGTCTGATCGCCACCCTGGCCAGTGGCGACTGGATCCGCCAGCAGCACAACCTGCTGCTGACCGGCCCGACCGGTGCCGGCAAAACCTGGCTGGCCTGCGCCCTGGGCAACCAGGCCTGCCGCCAGGGCTATAGCACCCTGTACCTGCGCACCCCGCGCCTGCTGGAACAACTGCGCATCGCTCATGGCGACGGCAGCTTCGGCCGTACCCTGCAACAGCTGGCAAAGGTCGACGTCCTGGTGCTGGACGACTGGGCGCTAGCCCCGCTGGAGGAAGGAGCCCGGCATGACCTGCTGGAGGTGATCGACGACCGCGCTGGCAGCCGCTCCACCATCCTGACGAGCCAACTGCCCATCGAGCACTGGCACGGCTGGATCAACGACCCGACCCTGGCCGATGCCATCCTCGACCGCCTGGTGCACAACGCCTACCGACTGACGATGAAAGGCGAGTCGCTGCGCCGAAAAAAAGCCGAGGAACAAGCCGCATCGTGACCGATGCGATTACAATCCAGAACCCGCGCAACCGGGGTGGAAGCACCGGTCACGTATTAGCGAAACGCTCGGTCACGTTCACCGAAATCCGCACCTTGACCTCATACAGTCGCCGCCAGCAGGTGGCACGGCTTATGACTTCAAGCGCTGGGCTAGAAGCGTGGACGGTGTGGCAGATGCATTGGTGCTGCCTATGCGTCGTGGCGCGGGCACTGTCGATGTAGTGATCACCGCCAGCACCGGCACCCCTTCGGCAGAAGTCATAGCGAACTGCAAAGAGTTCATCCTGGGCGAATGCTCGGTCATTGCCGATGTGTGGGTTTATGCCCCGGTGGTCCGCACAGTCGATTCCAGCGCTCTTGTAGAGCTGGCGGACGGTTACAAGCTTGCTGACGTGCAAGCGGCTGCGCAGGTCGCCTACAACACCTTGCTCGGGGCGCTTAAGCCTCGCGAGATGCTCAAGCGTTCACAGATTGAGGCCATGCTTAACAATCTGGCCGGGGTTACTGACCGCTCCGTTACGGCCCCGGCCGGAAACGTCAAAGCCTCTGATGACGCTGGCCTGATCGGCTGGATTCGCCCTGGAGCCATCGCGCTGGGGCTGATGGAATGACCAGCCTCGCCGACCAGCTCCGGTTACTACTCCCGCCAGTCTCCTATGACGGCTCGGCGCCTCGTCTGTCCGCCGCCATTGAGGCCGAGGCCAATGCGCTGACACTTTCTGACGCCCAGGCTGAGGCGACTTACAGCGCCATTTTTGCCGACTCTGGAATGGGGCTTACCGACTGGGAGCGCGTTCTTGCGTTGCCTGATCCTTGCCTTGTCGGTGTGCCGCAATCGGTTCGCCAGCGTGTGCAGGCGGTTGTCAGCAAGTTGCAAGGTCGGGGCGGTCAGAGTCGCGGTTTCTTTATCGCTTTGGCCAAGGGCTTGGGCTACGGCATAACCATCGACACCTTTCGCCCAGCTCGCGCAGGCATAGCGCGAGCTGGCGACCCAATCAACGGCGGCGCCTGGGCGTTCACATGGCGCGTCAATGCGCCAGCGGTCACGGTCAGTCGAGCCGTTGCGGGAATCACCGGAGCTGGCGACCCGCTGGCGTCCTGGGGGAACAAGTCCCTTGAGTGCAGGCTCAGTCAAATGAAGCCCGCCGAATCCATTCTGCTGTTCGGTTACGGAGACAACTAATGCAAAAGATCGGTGCAAGTACCGCTTCGGCAAACGCCCTTGGTGAGTTCACCGAGGGCAATCCTGGCGCGGGTGTAGCCGCTACGCTGCTCAAAGCCGCTTGGCTGAATGCAGTGCAGCGGGAACTGGTTCACCTAGTAGAGGGTGCAGGCCTGACCCTGGACGCTGCTGATGACTCTCAGATTCTAAAGGCCATCCAAGCGATTCAGGTCAATGCAAGTACGTGGCTAAAGCTCAGTGGCAAGCCGACTACCATTGCAGGGTTCGGCATTACTGATGCTTTCACCAAACTAGAGACTACCTCTGCTATTCAACAGAAGATCGCAGATCTCGTCGCATCCTCTCCCGCAGCGCTCGACACTCTTAAAGAACTAGCTGATGCCCTGGGGAACGATCCAAATTTCGCCACCACTATGACCAACGCCTTGGCGGGGAAGGCCAGTAAGGCAACCACACTTTCTGGATATGGCATCACTGATGCTTATGCCAAATCTGGAACGTACTCTAAGTCAGAACTTGATGCGGCCTTGGTCCCTTTGGGTCAAGCGTCGGAGGTCAACCGGGGCACAGCGAAAGTCGCGAATCTTGCGCAGATGCTTGCGGATACTGATGACTCAGTGATCGTCACACCTAAGAAACTGCGATGGGGCTTCTCGATTAGCCTTGCGGCCAATGGATACATCGTTTTCCCATCATGGATGGGCGGGCTCGTTGTCCAGTGGGGGTCGGGAACCTCATCTGGAGCCACTGCCGAAAACCTATCTGTTGCTATGCCATTGGCCTGGCCGACAGGGTCTTTTGCAGAGAATGCAACCATTGTTGGCACTGACGCAGGAACCCACACAGTGCTTCGAGGGGCAATGACCTCAAACACGATGAAGCTCACAACGCTGCGAAACGGTGCATATGCGAGTGGAATTACAGTTCGCTGGATAGCCATCGGCTTTTAAAGGGGGCACTCATGAAACGTTTTTACAGTCAAACAACTCAGACCTCTTATCTGCAAGGGTTGCATGCTGTTTTGCCTGATGACGCAGTCGAGATTCCCGATGCGCTTTACTTGGCAGTCATAGGCAACCCACCCTCCGGCAAGATTCGCGTTCACGATGAGCATGGGCTGCCGCATTTAGTGGATGCACCAATGGTGGTCCCGGACCTGATGGGCCAGGAGCGCGAGTGGCGTGACGCTGAATTGTCGGCGGTCGTGTGGCTGCGTGAGCGGCACCGCGATCAGCTGGAAATCGAAGCCCCTACAACGCTTAAAGAAGAACAGTTCAAGGAGCTGCTTGTGTATATGCAGGCCCTGCGGGAGTGGCCGCAATCTCCTGACTTCCCCGTCCCCTCATTTCGGCCTCGCCCCCCAGCTTGGATGGTTGATTTGGTCGAGTAGTGCGGGCAGTGACGGTGTCAAATATGGCGCTAGACGATTGGTACTCATCGAGATTTATCGGTGCCAATTGTGGCGCCAAGCGGTGCCAAATCCGACGCTCGCTTACAGTATGAAGAAAAAGGCCAGCGTCACTTGGAAAGTCACAATGGCAGAAACAACAAAGCCGCTCGAAAGCGGCTAAGTCGTTGAAAAATATGGTCGGGACGGAGTGATTCGAACACTCGACCCCTAGCACCCCATGCACGCAGTGCCCTCTGCGGGCCACGGAAAAAGCCTTGTAACCTCTGCGCTCGCTGCAATCGAATGCTCAGGAAAGTCTGCAAGTGCGTGAGAAAGTCACGCAAAAGTCACGCACGCCATACATCCCTCCCCCGGCGTCCTGCCGAACGAACACCAATCCCCTATTTGCCAAGGCCATCATAGGCCTGCTCACACGTCACTCCCCTGCTCCGGCTTTGATCAGCATCTGCTGCCAGCTGGCCCGCTCGTTCGTCAGCGCGCTTGAACAGGTCGGCAAGCACCATTGCTGCGCGGGCTGCTGCCTGGCTTGCGGCGGCAGTGCAGGAATTGCTGCGGCCTTGGGCTGAGAGACGGCCGGCGAGATCGTCGACTGTGCGCTGCAAGCTCCCAGCAGCAGCGCGAGCGGTAACAGCATCAGCTGCAGCTTGATCGATTTTTCGTTGCCCATCTTGCACCGCCTTGTTTATTGAGGTTTGTCGGGCCTGTTCTTTCTCGCGCTCCGCGACTTCCGCGAGGGCCCAGGCCTGTTTATCGCCGGCATCACGGGCATTCCACCGTGACTGCCATTCCTCATACTTGACCGACATTCCGTGGTGATAGGAGCCGTACAGCGCGCCGAACACCACACCAAGTAAGAGGAGCACCGCCATGGCAATCCCGCCGACCTTCAGCGCTAGAGCGTTCATGCCAGCACCTTTACAGCAGCATCACGCAGTGCCAATCGATCCGCTTGGCCGTTAAGGCCGCCATTGATTGCTCGAGTGATCTTGTCGAACTGACCAGCATCGGCCAGCTCATTCAGCCCATTTGACTGCCAGAACCAGCCTGCGACCAAGGCGGCGGTTTCCTGCTGCTCGACCAACTCAGGATGATTGACCAGATCCAGCCCAAGGGCGGCGCCGGCAGCGCGGTAGTTGTTCGCTCCGGTCAGTTGGATCAAGCCGCGCCCGCGGTACTTCCAGCCATCCCCCGGCAGCGTGTTGCCCATCCTGCCGGCGTACACGATGTTTGCGATCTTCTCGGGCTGCCTGGCCACTGCTGCCGCTGTTTGAGCAGTAAAGCGACTTGGCCACGTCGCCAATAGCCCCTGAGCGCTGTAGTTGAGGTTTTCGACCATGCGTGTCAACTGCCCCGACTCATGCCCGACTTGGGCGATGAACGCTGCCATACGGACGGGCGAGTCGATCTTGAAGCGTGACATCGCCGCATTTAGTGCAGGCACAAAAAAGCCCGCGACTTGGCGGGCTTGAGGGAGGATCTGCAGCAATTGCTGCTGAGTGATTGGCATGACTATCTCCGAAAATCAGTCAAGGCTGTGGGTTTTCCAGCGCAGCGAGTCGAGCAGCAACATTCCCGGGAAGAGTTTCAATGCTTATTTCGGCCATCGTGTCATAGTTCTTTAGTTTCCCCTCATGATAAACAACGTTAAAAGGGGGGTCTGGAAGTTTATGCCACACAAAACTTCCGTCAGACTGAACAATATATTCACCAAACCGATCAGGGCCGGTCGAGGGAGGCGATCCGCTTACCCAAACAGAGCCATCAGGAAGTACATAATCGTCCTCATAATATGTGCATCCAACTTGGGACGTACCGACAACACCAAAACACTTGAATGAACTCATGCTACCTCCTGCGGTGGCAATGGCCAGTCTATGTTGCTTGGAAATCCTTCTTGCTGAACTATCCGATTAAGAGTTATCCGATATTGTTTCCAAAGCTTAAGACGATTAACCTCGTCTGTTGTTGCAGAATTTTCATCTATTGCATCTTGCAATGGGGCCATTAGATTTGCTGCAACAGATAAGAGAGTATCGCGCTTTTCTATAGCTCGTGCTTTTACCTCCTCGATAGCAGGTGGCAGAGGAACTGGCTCTGGTGGCAGTTCTTCTCCAAGCGGCATATAGTGCTCGCTTTCGTAAATAGCGCTAGGACCATCAACCATCCTAGCCCCCTGCCCATCATTCCTTACTGCATATCCAATCATAGGTTATCCTCCCACCCCGTTATCCTCACCTGGCCCGCTGCATCACTTGAACCATAATAAATATTTGTGGACTCAAATATTAAATTGAATCCAAAAATACCAGTTGTTGCGGGAGAACTACCAGCAACACCAATTGTTAGCACTGGTGGGTTTACCGCGTCGCTTGTAGAGCCATACTGATTGCTTGGGGCGACAATTACACTGCCACCAGGGCTCTGTACGCGAGCAGTAAAATAACCAACACCAGAAGTTACCGGAACAATGCCCAATATTGACGCAGAAACCCATGTAGGTACGTTTGGAGAGCCCTGAACACCTGAAATTACCATGGGTAGAGATGTCAGATTAGATCCAGATGCAACTTTATAGTTTACTCGGCGACCGCTCTGAACGAAGGACAACGGATATTTGTTAGCTGGTGTCGCATCAGAGCGAACCCAGCCGACTCTGGCTTTATGCGTATAACCCGCAGGCATCGTAGGAGAGGTTGAGCTAAGTGAGAAAAGCCCAGCCGTTGTAGTGCCGTTCCATATAACCCAAACGCTATACCAAGTGCTTACCGCCGACACACCCGTATCCAGGCCATTAACCCCTGACGAGCTAAGATTTGGCGAGATACTGACCGATCTCAAAACCTGATACGAGCTTGAAGAGTTTTCAACAAATATTTCATCAGCAGCAAAACTTGCAGTGCTGCTTGTGCCACTAGCTGAACCCGTTAGTCCCTTAACAGATCCTTGAATTCCAACTATTGGCGCTGGAAGCTGGTCAAGCAAAACAATGTCGGTGCCATCATATTCAATGTCAGCCAACTGGTTTGCAGCAAATATCGCTGCTACCTTGGCCCCAGTTGAGTCGTACTGCTTGATAGTCTTGGCACCAAGGCCGGATATGTTCATGGTATCCGTGCCAGTGCTAGCCACGCCAAACTTCACGCGAAAACGCTGGTTTGCAACATAACTCGTGATGGCAGGTACTGGTGTCAGCGTGAGCGTTGCGGATACGCCTCCACTTGTGAAGGCTGTGACGCTCTGTGTCTGGATTTGACCTGCACTGATAGCATGTTGAGTTTTGGTTGCAGGGGCAACTTGCAGGCCGCCACCACTACTCTCAAGTAATACCCAAGATCCGCCACCTATTGAGCTATTCCATTGCACCCATACCACGCTATTTGCGACGATTTCTCCGCCCTGCAAAGCTGCATGGTTGCCTCCCACAATGGCAGCGGGAGCTATACCGTTTGGGCTGAATGTCGTCGCGCCAGTATTTGCATTCGCCGCTTTGAATCGGAGTACCAAGCCGTCCTGCAGGGTCGTGATCGCAGGGAAAAAGGTCGCTGCGTATGTATTGATCGACCCAATATCAAGTGCATAGGTAGTGTTTCCACTCTGGATCGACTGCAACACGCCAGACGGGAGAAGTGGCGCACCAGAGTACTGAGTGATATTGCCAGAAGTGATGGTGGTCTGCCCGAACGCAACGGTTGCCACATACAGGCCTACATAGCCGCTATCAGGCGCTGGAGTGGTTTGACTGCCGGTGGCGGCCGAAGCGCCAGCCTTGACCTGCACGATCGCAACGCCCTTGCGAGATGTGTTCTGGGTTAGACCGTTGTTGCCCATGCCACTATACGGCAGTGCTGGATTTGCGCTGTTGTAGTACGGCAGCAAGACGGGTGTTGTGTCTTGGTCCTGGTACGTCACCTGGACGAGGTAGTTGATTGACTGGCCGGTGGTCGTCGGCGCCGGGCAACTCAGCGTTACACCATCGAGCAAGATCCCTTGCTTCAGGATCGAGTGCGTGGTGTCAGCAGGCAGTGTGGAGAATGCCAATGAGTCGATATTTGTGAGGCTGTAGATCTCGCCGGGCGCCACGACGATCTGCAGCGAAGCCGGCCCAGTAGGGGTAACGGCAAAGCCGTTCGCAATGGTACTGGTACCCAGCATTGCGGCAGCCAGCTTGGCGTTTCCGATCATCGCGTCTTTTGCCATTTGCAAAAGCGTGGTTTCAGGCAAGATTTGGCCTGGATATACGATCTGTCTGTCCATGGGTGCCCCATAAAAAAGCCCGCACATGGCGGGCCTGGATTCGAGTGGTGGGTTTCAATTGGTAATGCGATACCAAATCGTCGTACCGTAAGGCTTGGTCGCCTCTATGGCGGCTACGATGTCTGCGTCAGAGACTTCTGGGAAAAGCTGGGATGCCGGCAGCAGGCCACTTGTCATCGAAAGGCCAAACCAGTTAGTGGCAATACCAGGCCAATTCGCCGCGCCGTTGCCAGTTGGACGATAAGCTGTGATAAAGGCTTGATACGGGCAACTGGTTGAGCCGAGCGGGCCCGCTACGCCAAGCCCTAGGGTCAACCCAAGACAGCCGCAATCGTCGGGCTTGGCGGGCTCAATGATCAGCGGGCGACGCCCAGTCAGATCAAATAGCACCTGATCTATGCCGCGCCTGGTTGCCCGCTCTCTGAAGATGTTGATCAGGATTCGATTGCGATAACTGGTATCAGACTGGTTTGCGTACCGGATCAGCCCATTCCCGAAGAAGTCCAGCCCAATGATGTCGAGCCAGCCATCCGTAGCAGTCTTGATGCGCGTCTGGTCCTTCGCGTACAGGTATAGGGTGAACCCCCACGAAAGTGCTTGCGCGTAACCCCACAGCAGCGCATCGCGGATTGGGTTGTTGTCACCGAACCACCCGAAAGGAAGCAGGCTTTTCAGCCGTTCGAACATGTCGCCTTGGTCACCAACGCTCATTTAAGCCACCGTCACTGTGCCTGGTCGGATGACCTGTTTGTTGGTTGCGGCCAAGTCAGCGGTACTGCCATTCAAAAGTACGGCCGACACGTTGGTGATGGCCGGCGTAACGCCGTACGCCACCGCTGCTAGCTGGGTATATGGGAGTATCTGACCAAGCGTCAGGTTGGATATGTACGCCTGGATGGCGGTCACCACCTGGGCCACCACCACGCTGTGCACTACGGTGGAATCGGTAGTGATGGTCATGCCTACGTTGGCGGTCACCAGTACTGGGCCGAAAACCCCATACCGAGTGGTGAATGCCCTGGCAGATTCAATGGCGGCACCTGCAGTTACAAGAAATGAACCAGGGGGCGCCCCGCTACCGTCATCCACGACCGCATAGAAATATCCGTACAGTAGGTTGCCGCTATAGTCCTGATTCTCGGTCAAGGTATAGCTGACACCCTGTTGCATGGACGACAGCGCATATTGGATTGCAGCCTTGGTGCCCTTGGACAGCGACTGCACCCAAAGCACAAAGCGCGCACGGAATGGCACATCCTCCTCTTGATCTACGCCGCCAGCAAACACTGCGGAGTTGGTGACGGTATCAACGCCGCTGATGCTGCCAACAATAACCGTAACCGTGCCGATCAGGGCATTTGCTGCTGCACCTGCGGTGCTTGCTGTCACCGGCACCGTAGCCGACGCCGTGCCAGCCGGAATCAGGTAACCGCCAAGACCAGCGTCATACATAGGATTGGTCGTATCGGTTGTCACAGCGTACTGCTGCGAGCCATCTGTAGAGCCGACAATGGCGCCAACTGGAATCAACGCAGGAACTGTTGGTGTAAACCTGGAAAACGTGACGCTGCCGGTAGCAAAGCTGGCAGACAAACGGTAAAACCCAAAGTCCGCCATCCAGCTGTCCAGGTCTGCCCCGGACGACGTGGAGGCGCGGGTGGTGGCAAGCAGCGTGACAATTAACTGCTGCAGCCACTGCAAAACGCTGGCGTTGCTTTCGGCGATGGCGCGAAGCAGTGAACCAATAGTGAAATCCACCAGGCCGGCAGCTCGGCCTTGGATCGCTGTAACTTGGTCCCGGACCAGAGTGGTGAAGTCCTTGATATTGAGCGATGCCATATCAGCGATTTACCTCAAACGAGAGCGTCACCGGCTCGCCAAGCGGCGCATCGGTGTAGCTGATAGTCACGGAAAGGGTCTCGTTGTCAGTCGAGACCGAGATAACAGGGGCTGGCTTTTTGGCAACACAATCCTCAAGCAGGATTTGGCCGCGAATCAGAGCGATGATTTCAGGTATGTTGGTGAGCGCGCCCACGTAACGGCCAAGGCCGGCGCCATACTCTGTATGGAACAGGTAGTCGCCTGGATTGGTAATCAGTCGTCGCAGGATTCGCTGCTTTCCCCGCTCGACGCCCTCTACAATCGAAAGGCTGCCTGTCGGCGACAACGATAAGTCGTCCCCGACATAGTGATTCAGGTCTTTCATGGCACAGGCACTCCAGATGTTCCGGCGCCTGGCGTCACGCCACTTGTACGGTGCGTTTTCAGGCTGATGGTGTCCGCTTTCACATCACCACCACTGACAACGACGCCAGTACCGTCAGTGACGGTCAAGGTGTGGTCCATGCTGACTGGGCCACCCGTAAACGCGTGCTGAGGGGCGTCGTAGGTGATTGATTCGTCAGAGTGCACGCCAAGTGCTCCGACCGTGTGCAGCGTCACAGAGCCATCTGTGTTGAACTTCAGAAGCGATCCAGTGGAGTGAACTAGCCAGACCTCTCCGGATGGGACTGGAAGAGCAAGATTCAGGCTGTTGGTGTGTCGGGCGGTGACCTTTCCAAGGTTCGGATCGGACGAATCGAAGGTAACGGTGACCTCATCACCAATCTGAGGTCCAATCTGTACGCCCCAGCCATTACCAACACCAGGGCTGTCCAGTTTGATCCAGTTGGTTTCTCTTCCCTCCGGCTGAATAGCCACTTTCACTACGCCATTGACCTTGTCGTAGCTGGTGATGGTCCCCGTCCTCGGCCCTGTCATGTCGCTATTGCCTTGCTGACGCATGGAATTGGCGAAGTCGGCAATGTTCATGGCTGCACCATTGAATTGGGATTATGGTTCTTGGCGGTCAGGCTCATGGTGTAGCCGCTCTCAAAGCTCAGCGAGCGCCGCACGGAATCAACGTAATAGAGCTGATCGAACCCGGAGCCAGTCCCTTCTTGGCGGACAATGGTGTTGGGCATCAGCGAGTTATCGCCGGGCATGGAGCACGACATGCGCATTTCGTGCACCGTGATCTCCCTGTGGATCTTCTGCGCGAGCTGCTGGGCTTGGTTTTGGTCCAGCCCGTTGCGCTTGATCTCATAGACCTGACGCCTTGAGGTTGATTGGCCTGGCGCAATACCTCTTGCCGAATTCGTGGGATAGGTTGCCTTGTAGGTCTTTCCGTCCTTGTAGGAGATCACTTGCACTGTCACGCCGCGGGCCAGAGTTAGGTCGCGCTCAAACACGATGTCATCTGAGGTGTTCGACTGCGGATATGCCAGCACTCCTGGGTCGATCCAACGGATCAGGTACTGGTCGGTCACGGCCGGATCAAGCGCCGGCTCGTAGTGCAATTCATTGCCCGTCACATACACCTGGAAGCCGTCCAGCCCGGCGAAGTAGGCCAGCAGGTCCCACTCTGTGCGCTCGTCAGTAACGTGCGCGTGGTCCCACTTTGTGATGCCTCCGACCTGGGTCTTTGTGGCAGTCACGACTGGCGTGAGGCCGCGGCGATTCGCCAACAGCGTGGCCACTTGGCTAGTGGTCATGTTGGTGAATTTCTCGTTGGTCTTCCTGTCGATGAACTTGCTGGTGTAGTCGCGCCCCTCGATGCTTACCTCAAACTTCGCCAGGCGCACACTTAGCCGGTCGACGGTGCCAACGATCAGCGTCCGCCAGTCTTCAATGTTCTGGTCGATCAAGCCGATCGATATCGAAACCTCAATCGATTTCTGATCAGCCCACCACTTGATGCCGTTGTAGGGGTCAGGCATCGCTGACATGGCGAACACAACGGAAAAGGTGTCGGCAGAGTAGAACGCGTTGCTATTGATCTCGCAGGAGAAGAACGGGACCTCTACCCCGTTCAGCGAAAGCCGGGAAGCAATCTGCCTGACCTTCTGATCGGTCGCTTCAGTGTTCAGGTCCAAGCTATTCACCTATCGGAATTTTTATCGTCTGGATGCCATCAAGGCGCGGGTCAACGATGCTGTTGGCCGCGGCAATCTGTGTCCATCTGGACTGGTCGCCATAGCTGTCAGCTGCGATCTTCTGCAGGCTGGAGTTGCTGGTGGTGACACTGGATGTGCCGTTTGCCAGCGGGCCGGCCAGGACGTTCTTCTGCACTCGCTCAAGCACGCTTTGCATCTGATAGAGCGGCGCCAGTTGGGTCAGCGCGCCGGCCTGGCGCAGCACGTTGTGCGCCGCCCGGGCGACTGGATTGCCTGGAATCAGGCCTCCCAGGGTGGTGATGTCGTTTATCGACGCGCCAACCTGAGCGATTACCGACTGGATGATCTGCTGGGCCGCCACAATCGGGCGGATCACTGTCTGAATCGTCTCGATCGTGGCGTTGGCGAAGCCCTGGACCTGCGCCACCGCATCCTTAACGGTGTTGATGGCGCTAGTCACCGAATCCACATTGATGATGTCAGCCAGGCCAAGCGATTCGCCGATATCGCTGTTGATCAGCGCGTCCAGGGCGCCAGCCAGCGCGTTTTCAGTGACTGGCGCATCCAAGCGCTCAATGAGCAGTAGCTCGATGCTGTAATAGCGGCGATAGACATGCTCAAAGCGCGCGTTGAAGTTCTGGATCAGGACGCTGAAGTAATAGCCGTCCATGTTGAAGGCCAACGGCAGACCAAGATCACGGAGCGTTTCCAGCTCAGTGACCCGGTCGCCGGCCGTGGCGCCAGTGAACCACCCAGACCACGACATGTTGTCGTAGTCGATGCCCATGACGTCGACGATCCGCTTGCCGCCTACCAGCTTGTGCACGACAGCCTGCTGTTTCGCCCCAATCGTCACCGACTCAGGGACCTCAAGACCGCTGAACTCGAAATCGCCAACAATCAATCGAGTGGCAAACGGATCCCCGCCCGGAGCGAAGTTGTCCAGGAAGCTTGTAAAGCTCATCGGTTATCCCCTTGGGTAGGCGGTGCTTGGTGTTCCTGGCATCAGCATGCTGCGAGTAGGGTCAAAGCCCTGGGTGCCGGTCTGTGGCTTGGCGGCCTCTTTGGTCATGCGCTGGATGACAACATCGCTGACCTTCTTGCCGTCGATGTACAGGTTGATCGGCTGCTCCTTACTGGTATCAGCCTTTCCTGGAACCGGCGCAACCAACGGCGACCACGGTTGTTTCGGGGCATTACTACCCCTGAAGTCATCTGCGAAGGTCGTCTTTGTCAGCTGCATTGATGCCGGAAGGATCAGGTTGGCGCCGGCGATCAGCGTGTTAAAGATCGTCTGCCAGCCGGTCAGGAAGATCAGCGCAAATGACTTGAAGGCCCCGCCGATATCCCCGTTGAACAGCTTGATGAAGCCAGCTTTCAGATCGCCCCACATCAGCGTCAGCGCCCCGCTCACCTCCTTCCAGTTGTTCCAGAGGAGGAAAGCAGCGACCGCAATGGCCGTTATGGCAAGGCCAATAGGGTTCATCAGCAGCGCCCGGCCAAGAAAGAAGATCCCTTGCCCCAGGAGTTTCAACGGCGATAGGAAGGCCATCACCATTCCGCGCAGAAAGCCCGAGGTCAGGAACATCCCAACAGCCTTGAAGGAGTCGATCACGAACATGACCAGGTACGTACCGAATCTGGCCATGATCGGAACCAGCGGACCGCCGAGAAATGCTATCGCCTGCCCAAGCAGCAAGAACCCGCGGCCGGCAGCAATGACCATATTGATCAAGCCACCCCCGATGAGGAATGCTGACAGGCCGAGCAACGCATAGGTGAATGCTTTTACTTTGCCTGGGTTTTCACCCATCCACTTAGTGAGATCAATAATGACGTTATTCAGCTTAGTAACGGCAGTTATCGCAAGCGGCAAAACTTGATCGCCAAGCATCAACATCAGATCCTTCCACTTTGCCGCAAGTTGAACTTCTTTGCCGGCAAGTGTCTTGTCTGTTACTGCTACTGAGGCATCAATGCCAAGCGCTTTATGCTGAGCCTCAAGCGAGTGATGTAGCTTCTCTATGTTTTTGTCGATCAGCGTAAACATCGCACCGCCAGTCGAGCCAAAAAGCATAGCGTTAGACTGACCAATAGCCGAATCCGAAGTAATCCCCATGCGTTTATGCATCGGCATGATGATCTTTTCGTAGAACTCTGTCGGGTTCTGGCTGAACATTTCAGCGCCAATAAGAGGATTACCTTTGAACGCTTTAATTCCCCCCTGCTTGTTCCAAATTACTCTTTTCTCATCCCAAATTCCGTTGGCGACAAGCTCATGTGCTACCTGGTTAGGGATTTTTACGATGCCATTGAGTCTGTTATAGGCCGTTCTAAGCGAGAAGCCAGCTGTCTGCCCTTTGAGCATAGTGATGATTGGCTCCATCATGGCGACCGCATCATCACTCATATTCATCGCAGCGATACCGCCGCGCGCTTTGAATTGGCGCAACTGCTCCCAGTTAACCGAGCCGCCAGAGGTTTGCGTCATCTTCCACCCAGCATCCGCCAGCTCATTGAAGCGCTTGGCCGATTTCAGGCCGCCCGAGTCCTCAATGTAACGCATCATGGCCATGCTGCTGGTTTTCATAACTGCCTGCGATTCCTCGCTCAGGCCAGATGTTGCATAAGCAATCTTCGACAAAACAGGGGCAGCAATCTTTGCCCCTTCCAGCGCCTCCATACCTGGAAGACCACTTTCACGAAAGACGCCTTGCGCCTCGGTAAAAAGTTTCATGTTCGTGGTGATGCTAGTGCCTATAGAGTTCATCCCTTTAACGAAGCGTTCAGACTCAGCGTTAACAGCGTCAGACATCCCATACAAGGAGAGCTTGGCCATCTCCGTCTGAAACTTCTTGGCCTCGTCCAGGGGGGCCTTAAACATCGCCGCGATACCAAGGCCTCCGGCGAACATCGCGCCGCCTATCGCGCCTTGGCGGCCGATGGATGCCAATTGCCGGTTGAGGCGATCAGCATCCTGCCCTGCGGTATGCAGTCCCCGCGAAATTAGGGCAAGGCCGGCGCTGACATGGTTGATCAGCGACAGCTTGACGGCGACGGAATAAGCCTCAAATGCCATAATGAGCTTCCTTCTTGTGGCGGTTGATCACATGGCACGCACTCATCGCACGTATCAGTGGAAAGATGGCCGAATCCAGGATGTCGGCTCTATGTATGGGCTTGATGCAGAGGAGATCCCGCCGAGGCGGCCACAGAAGAAAAAAGGACCAGGAATCGGAATCCAGGACGCGTTACTGCTATTCACTTTCAGCAGCGTGCTAATGATTTTTGCTGGAGGAGCCTTACTGGCTTTCCTGCTTGTTGTTTATTCAGTTATTTTCGGGTGATCACATGCAAAAAGCACTGCCAGCAACTGCGCTAACAATCGCGCTTGTACTTAGTGGCTGCTCAAAGGTAGACAAGGAAATTTGCTGGAAGCAGGAGACAAAAGATTCTGTATCAGCTTTAGTTTCCTCTCAATCAAAAGACATAGAATCAAGAATAAAAAACTTCTTCGAATTTAAGAAGATAAATATTTACTTCGGATCGATCGATGTAAACATGAAAACATCTGACTACTCCCTAGAGAAAATCGACAAGGAAACCGAGGCTGTTGAATGCTCATTCAACATGAATATAGAGACCAAGTTCAATTCCTCTGCGACGCTGCAAAACTCAGGCAAAGTCAGATTTACGTCAAAAGTTGGAGAGCATGGCAGGTACATAGTTTTGGAGAAAGGCGATATCCCTCCAATAGTAGTCGGCCTCAAATAAAACAAGCCCCTTAAAGGGGCTTGTTTATTCAAACATGCTTATGCAGCAGAATGCATTCCCATCGCATAACCACCAGTCAATCCAAGGCTGCGATAGTTCTGGTACAGCTCGTCGCGGCGCTTATCCAGGCTTGCAAAGGCTCCACGGCCTTCATTCAGCATGTCAAAGAACAGCATCAGGGTTTTCGAATCAAGCAACTGCGCAGCGGAAAACATATGTTCTCGATGCCGAGACATTGCAGAAAAATATGACATCAGGCCGTAGAGGTGGCTTGCTTCATATTTATCCAGGGTAATTCCGTCCTTAGGAGCAGCCTGGATGTACTCGCCTTCCAGAACGACATACGCTGCGATGAAGTTGCGCGCCGCGTCGAGTTGATCCGCTGGAATGTCCGCCGCCGATCGAACGCCAAACGCAGCATGGGTCTGCGACCAGATTTTCATGGTTGCACGGCGCTGCACCGCTGCAGGCAGAGAAGACACTTTGCCCTTGACCACAGCACCGAGCATGTGGAAGCCGTCAGTGCCGATAGTTTCACCCATGATGGTGCGGGCATCTTCTGGAGCAATCTGGCTCAGCCGCTTTTCGCACTCAATGAAATAGCGGCGAGCCTGCTTGCCCTTTTCATTTCGCTCAACCATGGCAAGCTCCTTGCCCATGTCCAAGGTGATGCGATATTCCCTGCTTCGACGGCCCCCAGTGCTTTTGCTCAAAGTTGAGCAAAAGTCTTCGCCCTCTTGAAACCCATACTCGGCAATGCGTCGAGCGATCCAGTCCTTGAAGTGCGTGTCCACCTCAAGGAAGCGATGCAGCTCTCGAGCATCAACCAGTTGGGCTTGCTCGCCATGGATTGATCCAGAGAAGACAGGAATAAGCTCGATGACATCAGGTGCCGCTGTGCTATTATTCGACATGACGATTTCTTCTCCGAAGTTGATCTCGTTTCCCAAAGCCCTAAGCGCTGCAACGCTTGGGGCTTTTTCATTTCTGTTCATTCATCACTTCCCCCTTTGCCTGCTTGATGATCTCAACTAGTTGAGCATTCATTGAGCGGCCCTGATCCTTTGCTTGCTTCTTCAGCCAGTCCATTAGTTCGCATGGGAAGCGTACCTGGGTGCGCGCGAGTGACTGCATAGTGCCTCCTTAGTGACTCTGTGTCACTATACGAGCCGACCAAGGTAGTGTCAACATAGTGACATGACAGACGAAATTTACAGATCACAGTTCCGCCTCCCTTACCCACTGTACGAGCAGCTCAAAGCAGCGGCAGACGGGAATCGCAGATCGGTTAACGCCGAGCTGGTAGCTCGCGTTGAAGAAAGCTTCGCCAGCCAGGACAGAAGCAGTGCGGCGAAGTCTGTTTTTGGGGTGAACAAGCAGCTTTTGTTGGCTGGATCCGAAGCGCTGGATGGCGATAAACCGGTCACCCGAGCAGAACTATGGGAAGTGATCGGTCAAGCTATAACGCATGCCTTGAGCAGCCAGATCGAAACGCCTCCTGACAACGCCAAGCCAAAGCCCAATACTGGACCGAAATCTCGTAGGCCTCGGGATAAGAAATAGCGGTTCAGCTAAACGCCTCACAGCAGCGAGCCGTACCCAAGCGCCTCATGAATCAGCCGACCGCCGACCAAACCCTCTACTGCCGCCGCACCGATGGTGCGGCGGATGAATTCCTTGTTGCGCAGAACCGCTGGCCCCATCACCGGCCGCGGCGGAATGCGCTGCGTGCCGAATTCGTGATAGACCATCTTGGGATCGGTGGCGCCGATCACCGCCTCAAGGCCATGGCGGACATGGCTGATCGAGTCACGCATCTGACCAGATGCCTCGAGCGGGGCGTCCGCGCGATAGCCCTTACGGGCTTTCTCGGCCTCGGTTGACTCCGCAAGCTCATTCCATTCTGGAAACGGTCCAATCCCTTGCTGGTAGTGGCCAATCTCAGCCTTTGCGGTTTCCTCGATGCGCTTGGCGCACGCTTCCAGGCCGCGCTCAAGGCATGCCACCTCTGCGGCGGCAGCGGCTGCAAGATGAAGGGCCAGGGCGCCCATGCTGTTGAACTCCATGGCTCACTCCTTCTTGTCGAACTGCATGCTGTGCCAGTTGAAAGTACCGGCCCCTTCAAATTCAGAAAACATGATTGAAAAGGCCATCCGCTCATAGTCGGATAGCAAGTCACACCCAAAAACCCTGTCAAAAGGAACCCCGTTCTTCACCAACCAGCATCGGCTGCGAAAATCGAGGTCCTCAGTCAGTTTTTTGCGGCGGCCTGCTCAGCGCTGAGCGCACTTGCGGCTGACGCGGCGTCGGCCTTGGCTTTTGCGGCTTCATGTTCAGCAAGCATGTATTTCTCAATCGCATCCATCCCTTCAGCGCCAAGCTCAGAAAGCATCGACTCGATCTGGCTAAGGGTTTGCGGCAGGCCGAATCCGACATCATCGATGTAAACAACGGATGCAGCTGGAAGCGCAAAAGCCCCCATGTAAACGCTGTTTGCCGCAAGCTCCCCACCTACAGCCATCACTACCCTTGCCTTTTGCAATGGGTCAAGGGTGCGAAGCTTGATGACTCGGCCAAGGCTGTCGTGGAGCGAAGTGAACTTGGGCTTTTGATCAACGTGGATCGGAGCTGCGGATTCGGTAACTTTTACTGTGGCCATGGATAAATCCTCGGGTCAGAGAGTCGTCAAGGAGCATGGCGTGCGGGGTGACGAGTCCCGCGCCCTGCTTGCGGGGCTGCCATGCAAAACGGTTAAACCTTGATACGTCGGCGCGCGGTGAAGGACATGGACTGGCGAATGGTCTTGTCGCCTTCCTTCTTGCCGGCGTCTTCCAGCTTCAGAATGACGTGCGTGTAGCGCCAGGTAGTGGTGCCCCCGCCGACTTCCTGAATGGTTTCGGTGATGGTCGCCGGGCTCTGGTTGACGCCGTTGTAGTAGTCGCTTTCGAACTGCGCCCACCAATCGTCCAGCGTCGAGTCAACTCGCTCGGCCTCGAAAGTACCGGTCCAGCCCTTGGGGATCATCAGCTCATCGGTCTGACCGTTGAGCGGCGTGATTTCCTGGTTGGTGACCTTCGGCTTTGAGTCGAAGGACATGATCTTGCTCAGCCTGATCGGGCCATAGGGTCCGTTGATATCGATCGCGATATCCTTCCCCGTGTTGTATCCACCTTGCATGGCGATCTCCAAAATGAAAAACCCGGCTCTAGGCCGGGCTGGATGTGTGGCTTAGCGCTTAGGCGGCGCGGGGGGTTGCGGAAGCAACGACGGTGACGGACTGCCCGGCTTCCAGGTTTACGAGGAAGTAGCGGATCACAGACAGGTACTTGACCTGCACGTCGGCCTGCATGTAGCCCAGGGCTACGCGGGAGTCGGGGTTGTTGCTGGCGTCGATCTGCACGGAGAACGCAGGGCCACCGTTGACGTCGCCAATCATTCCTTGCTGCACCAGGACCTGCAGGAAGCTTTCCATGGTCGACTTGGTAGTCCGACGCACATCTGGGGTCTGCAGTTGGCCAATAACGCCGCCGAAGGAGGCCGCGATGGTCAGAGAGATGAAGTTCGTCATCCGTGTGTAGTTGTCGCCGTTCACCGCGGAGTTGCTGGAGCAGTTCAGGCCGGAACGGTGGCCGTAGTAGCTGCCGCCCGGGCAAGGATTGGTGATCACGTCCAGGCGCGCGGTGTTGATGGCGCCGATCTCGGCGATGCTGTACGGCTGCTGCGATAGGTTGCGCTGAGTCGAGATCGCGTTGGTGATCGGCTTGTTAAGCGGGCTCTGGTTTGGCGAAAGTGCGGCGATTTTGGCGGCCGAAAAAGTCGCCGGCGCTATCATGCGTTTCTGACCATTGACTTGATCCTGCCAGTACACCCAGTCGCCAACCATCACCTTAAGCGCGTAGCTGTCACAGCCGGCGGTGGTCAGGCTGGTGGAAACGGTGGCGTAGGACGCGCCGGCCGGCCCCTGGGTGACCATGTAGCAGCCTTCAGACAGGCCGTAGGTCAGCATGGTTGGCCACTGAGTCGAATCGGTCAGATCGATCAGGTTGGCGACCTGGGCACCGCTACCACGCAGGGCGTACATGCCTTTGCGAGTGGAACCGGTGACGCCGTCGACACCGATCAGTACAGCGTCAGTCAGCGTGGCATTGCCCGAGGTACCCGAGGTAAAGGTGACGGTCTGGGTTGTGGCGGGCGCGGTACTTGAGGCGCCGACAGTCGCAATCACAAGCTGAGAAGGCCCGCGAATGCCCGACTGTCCGTTGTTCACCGCGCTGACGATGTTTTGCCACAACCCCAAGCCGGTGCCCGTGATGTTGTCGAAGACTTCCGGAGCTACGCCAGGCAGGGAAACAACCAACTTCCAGCTTGAAGCCGCGGCGCCGGCCGATAGAGTGGCGCTCAGTGAATTGCCCAAGGTGCCGGTGTAAAACGCCGTCAAAGTGGCGCCGGTGGCTGTGGCGGTGTCCTTCAGGGTGCTTGTGGCGGCGGTATCAGTACCGTCGGTAACGCGCACGGCGCGGATGTTTGAGGCTCCGCCTTGAATGGAGATGGCAATCGCGGTGCAAAGATCGTACTTGCGCACGGTCTGAATGCCGAAGTTCTGCGATGCATCGCCAGGGGAGCCGATCAAGGTTGGGCTGTTCACCGGCCCCCAATCGGCGATGCCGACGAGGCCCAGGATATCGGTGGCCACACCGTTGATGTAGCGGGTCTTTGGCGGAACGATCTGGATGTAGAGATCTGGGGCCTGAAGTGCCGCCGTGTTCAAGCTGCCTGCCGGGTAAATGGGCATGGCGTCCTCCTAATGAAAAAGCCGCCTCAGTGGGCGGCTTCTTGTGTGTGGGTTTCGCTTGTTAGGCGTTGGCGACTTTCAGGACATTCCCGGCGCTCTCGCCGGCCAGGACCGCGGCAACCTCGTCCGGGTCGGTGAGGACTTGGCCAACCTGATAATCGGCGAATGCGAATTTCACGGTGAGGGTGTATGGCGCTTTTGCCTTCGAGGCCGGCGCTTTGGTGTCTGCAGTATCGGAGTCCATGTCGGGCCTCAAGGGTTCACAGTTGTTTCAGGAAGCCCGCTTAGGGCGTTGGTGATGTTCAGTACCGGCGCAATCGCTTCCGCCTGTTGCTGGGTCTGGGTCGTCGCGTAATCCACGGTGTAGATCAGGTCGCGGCGGTACAGCCCAGACTTCTCCTGCGCATCCGTTTGGATAGAGTGCGAATAGCGGATGATCCCGTGCGAACCATCCGGCAACGCTATGTCGGTCGCATCAGAGAGGCGCGAATCGATCGGCGATGAGGCCGCGTCCCGGGAACTTGGCGTTGGTGCCCAGACGGTGATCTGGAACTGCTTCTCCTGGCGTTTCGTTTCCTTGATCGCGGTGCCGAAACCGCCGACGCGCGCAATGACGCTGTGGGAGCCTGAGATCGTGATGACTGCCCCGGCGCTGGATGAGCCAGGGATCAGAGCGGAAAGCCCTGTCGCAGCGCTTGTAAGCGTGTCTGATGGCTGCATGGCATAGACATAGCTGGCCCCGTTCACGTTGATCAGCAGGTTTTGCCGGCTGATCGTGCCTGAGAGCGTGACCGTTGCCCCTGAAACCGTCATTGTGACGGAGTGCGTCGGAGCAACAAGAAGCGTCCAATCCCGCCCGATGAAACGAGTGGTTTTTCGCTCAGTAGCAAGTGGATAGAGGCTGATGTGAGCCCTTCCAGCCGTCAAATCACTCTCAAGAACGTTCGGAACGGGCCAGCCCGGGTAAATCTTGACCTGAATCCCGCACACGCTCGGCTGACTGGTCCCGTTTGGGTACACAATCGCCGCGACCTGTGCGGTCAACTGGTTGAGAACATCGGAAAGGTCGGCCATATCACACCTGCGCCTGCATGGCAGTGAGGCGCCAGCCCATGTCGGTCAGCTCAGCGCTTGAAATCACGTATTTCCGACCGAGATCATCTCGGATGAAGTCGCTAGTCCTGAACTCAACCCCAGGCCATGCTGGCATAAGGATCAACCACCACGGGGTTCTGACATCCAGCGGCAGTTTTGCGTCGTTTGACTCACCCTTGGTGCCCTGCAAGATGCTGGCAGGCCATCCTTGCATCAGGACCTCCTCGTTTTCTGGAGTCGCCCCGCCGTAGCCAACTGCGCCATAGCCAGAATCCATTCCGGTGCGTGAAACCGAAACAGTACGATTGGCCTGAACACAGTAAATCGGCAGCGTGTCCTGCATCGCTGCGATGAAGAACGTGCCCTGGCGCCCGACGAGGAAGTCGCCGACTTCGAAAGTGCGAGCATCAAACAGTCCAAGCCACGTTGCTTGGCCGTACTTGTTTGGCGCCGAGTAGCTGAAGTTCGTGGTGAACGACGCCGGCAGCGTCTGCAAGGCGGTTGACGACAGCGGGTTATTGGCGCTCGTAGCGCGGAATTGCTGGTAGTCGAAACCGATTCGCTTGGCTGCCTTGCCATAGCCGATGTAGATCTTGTCGCGCAGCTTAAAGCCGTCCATATCACCCCCTGGCCAAGCTGATCCCGCCACTTCCCAGGGATGGCCCGGGAGGAACTCCAAGGAAACCGCACAGCTCGCGGCGCCAGAGCCGATACAGCCTCATCCGGTCCGTCACCTCGTCCTTGTTGTGCACCCATACAGCCGCTTGTGCGGTGTCCAGGTTCTCGGTTGAAGAAAGCACGTCAGTTTCGAGGCCAGCGATCTTGGTCAGGAAGTTGGTCATAGTGACCTCTTCCTCCGGCCGCAGGCTGTTCAAGCGATGGTTCAGCGTCTGCCAGATCAGCGGCGCCACCCAGCCCCAGGCCGTATCACGCCGATCATCGAGCGTCACGTCGCCCTGCATCGGATACCCGGCGTAACGCCGAGCGTCCGATTTTTGCTGGTCAGTAAGCATGGGTGGCACCTTCTTGGGTTATTCGCTGGCCGGCTTGTTCTGGTCGAACAGGGATTGCAGATCGGCCTTGGAGGCACCTGCCTTGTAAGGAACGCCAAGCTCATCAAGCTTGGCCCGCAGGAAAGCTGCGGTTCCTTCCTTCGGCCCACCCTGGTCGGATCCATCGTCGTAGCGGGTATGGAAGTTTTCGTCGAAGCTGTCGGCATCGATCAGGACGAAATCGCCCTGCCCTTCGCCCCACGGATCGACTTTGATCACTTTATCGCTCATGCATTTCTCCAGGATTTGATGCGCCCGTGACCTAAGACACGGGCGCAGTCATTACGCCAGCAGCAGCGCGGTGTGTTCTGGTTTGACCATCGCAACACCCCAGGCCAGCGCGATTTCGTACTGGATCTGGCGGTATTGCTTGTACAGCGAGATCTCGAACGACAGGCCGCTGATAGGGTCGGTGATGATCATCCGGTCGGAAGCGCTGTCGCCGCCTTCTGGCAGGGCCGGAGCGCGGGTGGCAACAGCCAGTGCCGAGCGAGCGAACGCCATGTTGCGGGTGGTCGCGGCAATCACGGTGATAGCGGTAGCGGAAGTACCGATCGCCTTGCGCAGGCCAGGAGCAGCCAGCACGATGGTGCCGCCGTTCGAGACGTCAGTGTCACCGGTCAGTACGACGTACTTGTTGGTATCGCCGGCGAAAGTGATCACGTCACCCGCCAGTACGGTGCCGGTACCGGCCGAAGCCAGGCCGATGCTGGTAGCGCCGACTGCGTAGCCTGCGGTGTTGGTAGTCGCACTCGCGCCGGTGCCGGCCACAACGGTTTTGACCTGCGCCGACTCGCGGATGGCAAAGCCGTGAACGTCCAGCAGCACACCGCGGCGCAGCATGCTGGTATCAGCCGCTTCGTTCGCTTTGGTCAGTTGACCCAGAGTGCGCATGCTGGCGCCGGCGGTGGTGTCCAGCACCATCTGCAGGTCGCTCGTCGGCGCGCCGTTGTCCGACAGGATTTTGCGCATCTGCGCGGCTTCTGCCAGGTTGGTGGCGAACGGGACGGTGCCAGGGGTGCCGTAGGCGCGGGACGACTTCAGGCACAGGTTGGCGATGTCGGATTCGACTTCGTTCACCAGCGCACGCATACCCTGGGCGAGCTGGTCGCGCAGGATCACGTTGTACGAGGCGCCGTTGTTGTCCAAACCGCGTTTCTCTTCACCGTTCCAACGCACCGGCACGCGGCGAGCCTTGGAAATGGTCATCGACACGGAGCCAATGGTTTGGTCGCCGTCGTTTGGCGGAGTCACTGCGGGGGTGATGTCGGTCGCGCTTGCGGCCGGCGCCACAGGCGAGGTGACGGTTTGACCTACGGCGGCGCGGTCATAGGTCATGTCGGCAGAAACGGCAGGGATGAAGCCCACCAGTTCGCGGGAGACGACGTCCAGCGCGTTGTAGATCGTGGTTGTGAGGCCGGTGAGAGTGTTGCTCATGGATTACTCCTGGGATCAGTCGGTAACTTCACCGCCCGCAGAGACGTGCGCATGCTTGCCCTGGGGGTCAAGTGCGTCGAATTGGGAGCGGGAGATAGATTTCTTGCCATTACCGCCATTCCCACCGTTGTTTTGAGCACCGGAGCCGGAAGCCCCAGAGCCTTTCAAGATGTGATCGCGGTGCGGGTATTGCTCAACAAGCGTTTCGATTGCTTCGTCGAAGTCAGCGACTTCGCCGGGGCGGGCACGGCTGTAGATCTTTTGGCCGTGTTGGTCGTAGGCGACGGTTTTTCCGTCCTCGACTTTGAAGGCGGCGCCGAATTTGGATTGAACAAGGTCTGCAGGGATTGCCAGCTTCTCGCCGATGTACTTGGAACGACTGAATGCACCGCCGATCTTTTCTTCGTAGAGCTGCTTTTCGAAGGCTTGGGCCTTGGCGGACAACTCATCAACCTGACCCTGGTAGGCCTTGCTGATTTCGTTGCGCACCACGTCGATCTCGCCGGCATCCACCAGCTTCTTCTGATCGAGCTTCGACACGATATCCAGGGCTTTCTTGGCGGCAGCGCCATCCGCGATCCCCTCGAATGCCTTCAGGGCCGTCTCAGCGGCCTCCTTGCCTTCTCGGTGGGTCTTGGCCTCAGCGTTTAGCCGGGCGATCGTGTTGACGGTGCCAGGAGCGTCAAATGCGACCTCCTTGCCATCGTCGTGCACGTAAACCGGTTTGCCGTCTTGCAGTACAACGTGGCCTTGGTCGTCCAGTTTCAGTTTCATTGATGCATCTCCGGGCATCCGCCCATTTGTTGAGCCATCCGGCCCGGCGCGGCGCTATCCATCCGGAATTGCGCCCATAAAAAAGCCCCGGCAGATGCCAGGGCTGAATTTGGTGTTTGTTTACTGCTGCGCGGTGTTCGGCGGTGCGACTTTTGCCGGCTGCGCGGCCACTTTGGCCTTCTCTTCATCCCAGTCCAACTCATCGCTGAGCAAGCCGCGGCGCTGCACTTCCTCGAAAAGGCTTTGGTCAGACAAAATCCGCGCCTTGTTGAGGCTCAGCAGGAACGGCATTGTCAGTTCAGGGGCGAAATCAATGTCGAAGTTGCCCTTGACCTTGACGTGGCCACCTTCCGGCAACCCCATCCACAAGGCGAAGAACTGCAGGACTTGATCAAGTGCGTCCTCAAGCTGGCCGGCCATGGTTTGGAGCGGGCTCATCTCTTGGGCCGCCTCTTCCTCGGACTGGGAAGCGGTCTTGATAGTCTGCCGCTCGCGCTGGAGTAGCTTGGCTCCGGCCAGGCGCATGTCCTCAACGAGGTCCTGCAACGACTGCCGTCCGGCTTCAATCGCTTTGCCAGTGTGTTCTACCCACTTCATTTCGCAGTCTTTGGGCAGCAGGGTCGCAGCGCCCGCGCCCACGGTGATCAGCGATCCATCATCAATCCCCGAAACTGCAAGCATCGGCACCCGGGCGACATGCAGGATGTTGTCCTGGTCGCTCTGTGACTGCCAGTGCTTGACGTTCATGTTCGCCAGCTCAAGCAGTGGCGGCGTAGCGGTGAGAAAGCCTGTGCGCTTGGTGTAGAAGGTCGCCAGCGGTATCACTGGAAGGCTGGTAGCGCCCTCTTCGTACAGCATCCAGACCTTTTTGCCCTTTCCGTCTTCAACCTCGCGGTAAGTTGCCCATGCGCCAGGCACCAGGACCCGAATCTGGTCGATGTTCTTGCACCCGAAGGCGCCATCATCAACCTCGACCGACTCCATGTAGCGAAATTGGGTCAAGAAGATCTGGCCGCCACGCGGTTCTGACCTCCAACCAAGGACTTGGCCTGGCTTGATGATCACACCATAAGGGCGGACGCCGGCCGATTTTTCATCAGCCTTGGTCTTGAGCCCCTCCGCCGGCGGATAGTCGACCAAGACATGGCACAGACCGTGCGAAAGCCCAGTGCTGAATAGTGACTGAGCCCATACCTGCAGATTGTTGCCCTGCCTGTCGAAGTCCTCAGCCATCTCCTCGATCTGTTTGGAGATGTCATCGCAAAAGGCAATCGGGTCCGAGAACACTCGGCCGGTCATGTTCTGCACCGTCTCGCTGTACGCGGGCAGCAGCGTTGAGGTGTTCAGCCTCGCCTGGTAAGCGTCAGCCTCCTCCTTCGGCCATTGTGGCAAGAACTTCTTGCCGGCCTCGCGCATCGCCCGGGTTCCGCCCATCAGAACGTCAACGATGGCCCAGTCTTTACGCATGGCATCCACTGCGGGCAGCGTTTTGCTCGGGTCATCACTCATATTCACATTCTCAGAGGTTCTTGGGTCGCGGTGCGAACGCGCTTAGTCTTGGCCACAGCGAAGTATCGGAAGCTGTCTGAGCCGTGCGATGTCTTGTCGTGAAGCGGTTTGTCTTTCCAGCAGCCGCGGTTGTCGTCCCACTCCTTGCGGTAGTTTTCGAGGTGGCCGATGCCTTCTTCGCACTTAGACTCGTCGAATACGCAGAGAGGGAGGATCTCCCGCACCGCCTCGATGCCGGTATCTATGGCCGCCTTTGGAACGACCTGGAACTTGATGGAGTAGCGCTCGCCATCGATCACATATCCCTCTTTGGCAATGTCCTTGCGGCTCTTGGCGTCGCTGCCGAACTCACGGTTCTCGATGTCGTGCGGGCCCCAGTGCTCTGAGTAGGTGTAACCCTTGTCCTTCAGCACATTCATGTAGTGCCGCAGGCCCTCGCCGGAGTTCTCGTAGTAGTCGATGACGTGGTACTGCTCACCAACCTTGCGCACAAACCAAATGGCCGTGGAGTCGCCGACACCGATGTCCCAGAAGGTCATCACCGGCAAGTGGCTGTTGTCTGGTATCGAACCGATGCGCTGAGCGGTATACAGCTTGGTGAACTGCTGGGCGTAGTAGGCTCCTTCGATCGACTGCTGGAATGCTTCAGCCGGTATCGACGGGTACTCCCGCTTCATGTCGTCGCCGAGGGTCTTCTCTTTGGCGCTGTACCAGGCGCGCTGGCCTGGATTCGTGACGATCCCGTGCTTGGCGCCCAGGTCGTCGAAATACTTGGTCAGCCGGTCCGGGATGACGACGTCGGTCGGATCAAGCCAATAGAGCGGGTTCCGCCACCAGCTGAAGAAGAAGAACTTCCAGTCCAGCAGGCCCAGAGGGACGCCGGCCAGTTGCTGCTTCTCGGCAGACTGGCTGTAGTCGAAGAAGTACCCAGCCCGGCCCTCAGCCGTCGATTCGATGGTGACAAAGCACTCAGCAGCCACGGCCTCGAAAGCGCCTGTGACGATCTCACGCGCCTTGTGTGGGAACTTGGCGCAGATCTTCCCGAACTCGGACACATGCAGGTAGCGCAGCGTGCCGCCCCGGAAGGAGGTCGAGACGTACAGCGACCCGCCCTTGCTAAAAACCAGCTCGCCCGCGGCATCGTTGCGCGCAGGGTTGGCGGCTCGGATCTCTTTCGGCAGGTTGTCGTAGGCGTACTTCACCTTTTCCCGGAACAGGCGCTTGGCGTCGTTCAGGGTGTGGGCGATCAGGGCGCACTTGGCCGCTTCGAACAGGGCAGCATCCAGTTGGACGATGCAGACAAGCGTGGTGAAGCCCAACTGCCGGGCCTTGAGGATGATGTTGCGGGTGTGCATCCCCTGGAAGTAGTCGACCTGCTCCTGCGTCATGCGGAAGCGGACCTTCTTGCCCTGCTTGTCCGTGATGAAGTAGAGGTTGTTTAGCCGCCAGAACCGGTCCCGGAGCAATTTCAGGTGCTCGGGCTTCATGATCAGGCGTCCTTCGATAATTCGTCTATCAGGCTCGACAGTTCGTCGGCATCGGCGGACTTCTCCTTCTCGTCCAGGCCGAATGCAGTGCGCTCGAGCACCTGCAGGTTCTTCATGGCCGACGACAGTTGAAAAAGGGTCTTGGCGTTGCTTGGCAGGGCCACTGCGGCGAGCATAGAACTTCGACGGAAGCCGCTTTCGTCGCCGGCGGTCTCGCGTTCAATCTCGTCTTCGATCTCTTCCCGGCGCTGAATGGTATTCAGCAGATCATCCATCAGCAGGTTCGCAAGGTTCGTGGCCTTGCGAATGTCTCGGCGATGACTGCGAACAACCGTCGCGCCCTCTTCCGCCGCCTCTTCGATGATCTCAGCGTCACGCTCCGGGTTCGCGCATTGGTCTTCGCGAACTTCGCCGCGAACCAACTTATTGCGAACCTCTTTGCGCACCTGCTCGGAAAGGTCTCGCTCCCATCCGGCAGCTTTAGCCTTCTTGCGAATTGCGGTGTCGCTTATGCCATTGCGTTCGGCAATGGTCCTGATCGAAAGCGCGCCGGCCCGGTAGGCTCGTTCGATCGCCTCCCAGTCGGGCTGCTTGATATTCATGTCGAATCCTTAGTGGTCGCGGGCGATCTGAACTGTTCGAACCTTACCGCCGGTGTAGATGTCACGCTTCATCGCGGCGCGCACTGCGTCTTCTGCACTTGCCCCCATATCCATGGCAGCCAGGGCGTAGGCCGAACCGCTGCCAATGGCATCAGGGTTGGTCGGGTCGAGTTCCTGCTTCCAGACACCCGTCTTGTCGTCATGGCCAACCATCAGCAGCTTGCCGTCGTGGACTGCATAGCCCGAGCACTCGACAGGAACTGGTGAAGGAGTGCCGAAGTAGGCCGCAATCAGGGCTTTCTCGTCGCACACGGCACCCGACAGGAAGAAGCTGACCCCATCCACTATCTGGCACTTCAGGCAGTCATCAGAAACGATTGCACCGCCACGGGTTTGGCGAGAGTCATAGGCGATCACGCCGTCTTTGTAGGCAATGGTCGTCATAGCTTGGCCTCATCCGGCGGTTCGATCTCGCGATACCTGATAGATCTCTGGGCCTGGGCCGCAAGCTTGTCTGCGTCGACCTCAAGGCCAGCCAGATAGGCGAAGGTGTGCACAGACTGCGCATAGAGCCGGAACCACCAGGGGATATAGACCTGGAGGTAGATTTTCTTGGCCATGGGAGCCACCAGTTTTAGAAACCGCGAGGATCAATCGTGATTTTTGGCTGAATCCTTGCTGCCAATGCCTGGGCAATCTTCGCCTGCAGTTCTTCTATGTTCTGCTGGCCGATATGCAGATCAAGTTCGCTCTTGATCACTTGCTCAACGTCTATGTGACTGAAGTCGATTTTTACCGATACGTTGAGGTGGCGAACGGTCTGGTTCATCAGGAGTCACCAAGAATTTTCAGGCTATCCCCGTCCAAATAGAACGTGACAGTCACTGTTGGACAGGAACCTGGGAGGCTCTCGATGCAAACGCGTTGTTGCCCCGGGAGAAGGTCGCCGTGCTCGGTGTAAAGTGCAAACGGACGAGAATTTTCCTGATCGGCCAGGGACCGGATCATTTCTGCATCGCCAATGGCATGAACATGCACAAGACGAGGAACACGCTTCAGGACCATCTTCACAAGGAGTCACCTTTGAATGGAGTTACAGCGCTTTTTTGGCCAGGGCTACAGCCTCGCTCCAGAAGACCGGGAGCTCATGGCCGAGAGCGGCCAGGATGGATTCCAGTTTGGCGATCAGGTCGGGCGCTGGAGCGACAGTGGACACAACTTCATCAATATCAGCTGCAGGTGCTGCAACGGATGGGAGTTCTACTGGCAGTTCGGACATGGCTGGAGCCTCGTTAAAGAGTTTCGCAATCCATGCGGGGAAAGTGATGCTCGCAAGCTTGGCAAAGGTGGCGCTCACTTACTCACCTTCCTTTCGCTCAAGGTTGTTGAGGCATTGTTCACAGTGCAGGTATCGGCATAGCCATGACTTGACCATTGGCCAGTGGTTGGCAACAAACCAGTGCCTCAGGCCGGCCAATGCAAGCGCTCCGTGAAAGGTGACGCCGGCGGCGCTTGGGCTGAGGAACACGGTATCGCCGCGGGTCGCAATCGCGAATCCGGACACAGCGATGGCTGCGTAGATGATCTTGCCGACAATACCGTCTCTCACCTTGTGGCTCAGTACGCACCACATCGCCCAGATAGCAATGATGGAGATAAAAGCCGTGCTCAATGTTTGAAGGCTCATGAATTAACCCCCTCCGAACTTCGAGCGGATAAGCGCCCAGATGTCGGCGGACTTGATAGCGCGGTTGATGGCGGTCATAAGCGACCCACCGAAGGCTCCCAATAGGAAGCCGACACCAGCCACATTGCTGGGGTCCACGATTCCGAGGTAGGCGCTTACCATCCCGGTCAGATACAGGGCGCAGGCAACACCTGTGATCAGGAAGACCACCCAGGCCCTCCAATCAGTCAAGTCGTCTTTATGCCACCAGCTTGCAACGATGGCCCCAAACAGGCCTGCAATGATCCACTCGGCCCTGTCGAGCACGCGATGAAGGAATTCCATGCGCTCGACCTCTCAGTTGCATGTGTGTTGAATAAAAAAGGCCGCAGTGTGAGCGGCCAAACTGCTGGGGAGCAGCGGATGATAGGTCAGCCCCTGCGGCACTCCCGGCTAGTCGCAACAGGTGTGGAGGAGCTGAAAACAAAAAACCCAGCGGGAAGGCTGGGCTTTGGAATGGGTGCAGATGGCCGGTACTGATCTCCGGCATGAACAGTTCGAAAGCGACCCGTGGGCCCACGGTGTTCAGCGTCGTCACTACGCATCAGTCTGCGCATTCATCTGCATAAAGCAAAAAGCCCGACTCAATGGCCGGGCTTTTAATCATCCATCATCTGCACACGCACGAATGACAGGATGGATAAATACTACGAAATGGCGAAATTTAAAGCAAGCAGTATTTATTCCATCGCTTTGCCGATCTCGGCGGCGGCACGAACGATTGCACGGCGTATCCTCGCCATGTGGTCATGAGGGCCATATTCGCTCTCTGCAGCGCATGCTGAAGGGATTGCTCCATATACGGTTTTTGCTTCTATCCCGCGGCCATCGCAACTCACTATCAGCCCTGTCGCAGCAGCAAGCCTCAATGCATCGCCATCATCGACAAGAGGGTTCCAATAATGGCCGCTACTCCAGTCATTAGGCCCGTAAAAGCTGGCCCCTAGCCGGTCTGCTGGGTCGTCAATTTCTAGACACTCTCCGCCTATCGCCTTAGCCGCCAGCTCCAGCAGTTCGCGGTCGGTCATCATGGCTTTCCTGGTCTTTTGTGGCATCTCTGAAGCTTATGACTCAGCCAAGCAACCATCCGCTCAAGGCGCAGGGCCTTGAATATCGCAGTCTTGAGTTCTTCGGCGGCCCGATGCATGCGAAACCGCTCAAATTCGGCTTGTATGCCCGGACCTAAATATTTCCCTTGCCTATCTTTTTCGAAAACCTGCATACGCATTTTCTCTGAAAATCCATTGAGAAACTGAACCTCAAACTCTTCCTGCGCCTTGTCGCTCATGCCGCTTGCTCCCCAAGTACGCCGGCCGCCTCAAGCAGCAATTGTGCTTCCACCAGCGCATCATCCACAAGACTTTCCAGGGCCTTCTTGATGGCCTTGTTCCAGAGCTGGTAAGTGCGCTCGCTCATTCCCTGGTTGTCCCAGGTGTTCATGTCGTAGTTGGAATCAGCCAGAACGATCATGTCACTGGAGCGGGAACCTGCTTTTTGCTCTTCCTTGGCGTTTGCGCGCCTGATAGCGGCCTTTGCGGCTTCCACGCGCCATGACGGCACACCTTCGTCGAACTCGGGCGTCCTGGCCTTCACAGGCTCCTTGCGCACACCCTTGATCTGAGGGATGGCCCAGGCTGTCACGGCCTTGCGGGTGAAAAGTGCCGGCGCTGGGCTGGTAACGATTGCCACCAAGCGGCCTGTCGCCTCAATTTTGCGCCCGTTGTGAGTGCTGAACTTGGCCGTCAGGGCATTCCAGTGCCGCGGCGAAAGTTGCGCATGGAGAACCTTGTGCACCATGCAATCGATCAGCAACGCGGCATCCTTGCCTGTGATTTCACCTTTCAGCTTGCTGGCCTGCACCTTTGGCTCAAAGTCGCACCCACCGGCCGAGTTGATGGTTTCGGCGGCCAGAGCCCGAACAACAGCGGATATCACGTTGCGATAGATCATGCTGCCACCTCTTTCAACATTGAGGGATGTACGGTGTGACGGGCCACTTCTCCGTGTTGGCGGTGAAGAACGATGGCCTTCATGTTCTGGCGCGATCTCCAGCCGCCGGCGTGGGCGTAACTGTCACCTGGTGCCAGCGTATTGAAAGACTCGACTGTGCAGCCTGGGTACTCCTTTTTGCTTTCGTGGTGAATGTGGCCTGTCCACCAATAGCGATGTTCTGTATCCCCCCAGTCCTTGGCACGATCGGTGGCCATGACGCCTGGAAGCTTGTCAGCTTTGCTGGTGTGACCGTGGTGCATGCCGATCAAGTTGTTGCCCCAACGGTAATAGCTGAAAACGCTTGGCGAGGTTTCGACGGTGACACGCGGCTCATTGGCGTAGAGATGGGCAAACAGTCGGCTCAACCACACGGCACCGGTTTCGTCATGGTTGCCGATGACGTGCACGACGTGGACGCTCTTGTGCTTCGTCAGGGCCGACTCAACGCACTGGCGCATGGCTAGGATGAGGATGTCCACCATCTTTGCGTAGCGGCTGTCTGCGTCGAGGTGATGCCCACTGCGCGGGGTAATGGCTGCCATGGAGTCATAGTGCGCAGCATCACCGAGGTTCACGATGATTGCCGTCTCAGTTGCCGGCGCCGAATCTACCAATGAGGCCATGGCGGCGCAGTGAGTGCGCTCGGCGATGCTCAGGTCCCAGTCCTCCCCGCATTCCTCGGCCCATATGTATTCCCCGAAATGAGGATCCCCAATTGGGTAAGCCGTCATCAGGTCGGGCAGGTAGGTGCCAGCGAAGGGACGCGGCTGTACCTGGGGCAAGTCCTTGACCGCGGCTTCACATGAGGCCCGAATGAGGGCCTCTAATGCTTCGGTATCGGTATTGGTCTTTACCCAAGAGAGCAACGGCTCAGCCTCACCGCGGCGCATGAGCTGGGACGTGCCCTTGATCTTCAGAAACGGCGGGAGCTTCGTCTCGATATGCATTTCCGGGATGTGCCCACGCAGCGCCATCCTCGCCTTGCGCTTGGACAGAGTTCTTGGGTGCAGACCCAAATGCTCTGCCGCGGCAGCATGGGTCATTGTCTCAAGCGCTTCTATGATCTGCTCGTCGGTGACCTTTTGCTCATTCATTGTGCGGCTCCGGCGATGGTGTAGTGCGTCGGTTCTTTGTCTTCGTGAATCGCTTTCAGTCGCGCGACATGAGGCGTAAGCGAATTGATCAACTGCCTGTAGCCGCCAGGGTGCATTCGGTCGTCATTGAGCTTTCCAGCAGCCTCTGCGTCGACAATGATTGCGAGGCAAGCAAGCGCATGAGCCAAATGCGGGAGGCCGCTGTCAGGGTCGACAGCCTCCCCTTCGAACCATGCATTAAGGTGCCGACTGGCTGCGTCGTAGTAGATCGAGGCGCGAACACCGACGGCGCGGAAGTTCGAACGACCGTACTTCAGCATTCCATCAAGAAGGCCCAGGCTTCCAAGCGCTGTGGCAGTTACTGGCCAAAGGTGCAGCGGCAACTTCCCGCTACCGATCAGGTCTTTTGGGTTGGTCGGCTTGGTATCGGTCATGCTGCTGCCCCTTTGCGGTGGAATTTTGAGTCATACCAGCGGTAGAAGAACTGGGCCGCCGTAATGCCGATCGATCCACCGAAGCCGGAGACGATCAGGAAGTAACCGGTGGAGATGTTTGAATGCGCTACCGCCCAGATGTAGGCGAACTGCGCCAAGGTGATCATCCAGCTCACGAAGAATCCGGCGATGATCTTGTCGTCGCGCAAGAGCTTGCTATTCAGCCCAAGCAGGAACACCTGAAAGAACGCTGAGACGAATACAATCGGAACTTGCAGTTCAGGGCTCATGCTGCCTTCCCCTGTTTCGATTCAAAATGGTCGATGCATGCCGCCTTCGCCTTGTCCAGTTCCTTGCCCGAGTGCAGGATTTTCCCTTTCGGGCAACGGACCACGTAGGCGTGGCCGACCGCCAGGGCGTACTTGCTGATCAGGTAGCCCTCATCGGATGAAATGCAGTTCTTGCTGACTGGCTTCCAGTTCATGCCGCGCTCCTCCGAGATAGCTTCTGTTCGCATTTCTTGCAGCGATCCCAGTTTCCAGGCTCAAACATCGGCATCTTGTCCGTGCTGACTGCATCGATACCGCACAGAGAGCGCCAGAAGTACGCACGTCCGTGCGAAGTGATGGCCGGGTAAGCCTTGTCCTGGCTGTAGTAGTGGGCTTTGCCTGTAATGGGAAACATCGGCTTAAGCCAGCCCCTTGATGGCCTGCTTGCACCGCCAGTGATTTGCGCAATCTGGGTCATGCTGCCTGCCCCTTCTTGAGTTCTTTGAGCTTTGTCCGGTATTCGGCGGTGATGGCTTTTAGCTGTTCTGTTTCGTGCTTGCGTGGCGCGTGGTCTGCCTCAAGAGCCTCGACCGCTTCCAGGCCAATGCGCGCGATCAACCCGTCGCGGAATCCTTGCGAAACCGTTATGCCTTTGCGGGCGTATTTGGATGAGCCGGCATTACAGCTTTTGCACTGAAGCCAGATGTTGGTCGGCTCCAGGCGCAACTCTGGCCGGGCTCCCTTGCCGAGGAAGTGGCCGGCATCAAATGCCCCGCCGGTCTTCCACCCCTGGGCTGCGAGGATCGACTCCTGCGACTCACCGCAGCTGATGCACCCACTGCCGATGCTCAGCTCGTAGGTGCGCCGGTAATCGCGGACTGCTTTCTCGGCGTCCTTGAGGTGGTCAGTGCGACTTTTCAGGGCCTCCTTGCGAACCTGGATCTCTTTGCGCTCAATCAGGGCCAGCGACTTGCGCGCCTTCTCCTGGTTCACGTCCTTGATCGCCAGGCCGCAGGCCCAACTGCAGACCTTTTGAGCTCTCGAGAATGTGGGGACGAATGAGGCCCCGCATGCAGGGTTCTTGCAGGTCTTGGGCTTAGTTTTTTTGGTGGTGAGGCTCATGCACGCTCCTCCCAATCCCAGTGGAGCTTTGGATTTACCGGGGGAATGCATTCGAGTGTCTGGAGGTTCAGCAGAGTGAAATGTCCGTCCATCCAACCAGCTGTGTCGATGTGGTAGACGTTGCCGAGGATCGCGGGCTGCCGCAGCGGCGTATGACCTACGATCACAGCCCTTATGCCAGCCACGCCTCCAGTGTTTTCTTCAGTGATGCGCTTCCTTGACCATTGAAGCATCGCCGCAGTGTGTTCAGCTTCAGCAGTCGGGCCAGCGAGCGCTTTCAACATCTCCTCCCAGCTATCACGTGGCACATCGGCGTGAACGATCCCAATGAGGCCATGAGCCGTCTCGACCTCAATCACCAGAGGCAAGTCCTGAAGGATGCTTGCGTAGCAGCCCTGCTCCACGCTGGAAAGCCCGTAAAACCATTGGCCACCGTTGATGAAGTGCATCCCGCACTGATCACTGGCGCGCCCAGCCGTATGCGAATCAATCGTCATCTGCTCGTGGTTGCCCCGAACCGCATGAAACCAAGGCTTGCGGAGAACCCATTCATCTACATCAAGCGACTCTGGTCCGCGATCAACTAAGTCACCAACGCTGAAAAGCCGGTCAACCGCAGGATCGAATTCGATCGTCTCCAGCGCCGACTGCAACCGAGTGAAGTGCCCGTGAATGTCGCCAACCGCGAAATCTCGGCCTGCAGTGTTGAGCTTAAATCTCTTTATCTGGCTCATGCTGCTTGCTCCCACTGCTCGGGCATCTGGCCCTTAGGTTCGCAAAAGCGCCATGTATGGCCTTTGTGAGATTTGATCTTCCCAGCACAGCAGCGGCTAATGCTGCAGCTAGAAAATCCAGCGCGAACTGCATCCATTCCGCTTTGGAAAAATGTCTCTGCGCCAGTAGCAATTTCAGTCGCGATGACTGCTTTCGAGGCTTTGCTTGCAGAGCCAAACTTTCCAAGGCCATTGGCCTTTCGTCCGTTATTAGAGAACCCATGGGCAACATTTTCGGAGTGCGTTACCCATTCAAGATTCTCTGCTCGGTTATCTGTGCGAATGCCATTTTTGTGATTGACGATCAGGCCTTCTTTGAACCCAGAGCAAAAGGCTAGAGCTACAAGCTGATGAACAGAGCGCCTATCCTTTTTAGATAGAGACACCTGCAAGTAACCAGTTCTCTTGACAGGAAACGCCTTAAGCACTTTGCCAGACAGGAATCTTTCACAAGCTGACGATCTTTGGCTGCCCGCTTGAAAAACCATCCGATCCTTGCTGCGCACCAATCCAGATGAACAGACTTCGTACCCAGGGCAGAACGAAATTTCTTTCCAGATATCAGCCATCAGTACCGCCCTCCCCAGTTGTCTTTCTGCGTCCAACGCACCTGGTGCTCGGCACCGAAGGCATGAACCCATTCGATCAGTTCTCCGCACTGTTTCACGGTGAGCTTGCTTGTGCGCTCGTAGATGACGTCGAAACCGTTGCCGTCTACCGCAGGGATCATCTGGGGCTTATCTCCCGTCTCGCGCAGCCAGGCGGCGGTCAGCAGGCGCTTCCAGATCAAGACATCCCACTTCTTTCCGGCGTGTTCGACCTGGGCAGCGATATCGGCCAGAGCAGCGTGCAGCGCCTTGTTCTGCTCCATGCTGCGGTCCACGTCAGTGATGGCCAGCTTCTTGGGCTTGGCCAGGTCAAGCCCGGCGATGTAGCCCATCGCCTTGGTGCGGTCTGATTCGTTGCGGATCTGGAGGTTGGTCATGGCTGCTCTCCCTTGGACAGGGCGGCGCGGGCGGCATCAACGTAGATTGACTCGCCAGGCTCAAGGTCGCTCCAATGCTCAAGCAGCGGCTTGAGAGCTTGGCGCAGCGCCTTGTTCTCGGCCTGGAAACGCTCAGAAGCCTCCTTGTAGGTCTTCGCGTCGATGGCCTTGAACTCAAGTGCACCCTCAAGGCGTTCGTTCTCGGCCTTGAGCTGGGCGATGCTCGCTTCCTGTCTGCGGATGCGCGATGCCGCCGCCAAAAGAACAATGGCGAATGGATCGTTGTCGCCATGGTCCGAGTTTTCCTGAAACGCCTGGGCGTTATCGCCCAGCTCCTTGATCAGGTCTTCAGCCAGCCAGTCATGCGGGCCTCTAAGGCTCTCAATCTCGGCGACCATTTCTGCAACCGTCTCAGGGTCGAGATAGTCGTACAGGTCGGAAATCCTCCGTCCGAAGTCTTCTGCATCTGCGCAGTTCGATTCTTTACAGCCATCTACCAGCCGCTTCAGTTCGGTGTAGTCAGTCATCAGAAACGCTCCTTGCTCGCATAGCGCTTGGAAAGTGGGGTGACTTTTGCGGGGGCCTCAATAGGCTCCGGCTTCCATCCAGCGGCAAGGTTTTCAAATCGGTTGTACTGGCCCAGGAAAGCCGCCCGAACGGTCCCTGTTTCAACGTCGCGACCTTTGCCAACGATGATTTCAGCAACGCCTTTCGAGTCGCTGTTCTCGTGGTAGACCTCATCGCGGTAGACAAACAGGATCACGTCGGCGTCCTGCTCGATGGCGCCGGATTCGCGAAGGTCGGAAGGTACTGGGCGCTTGTTGGGGCGCTCTTCACATTTGCGGGAAAGCTGGCTCAGCAGGACAACTGGAACACCCAGTTCCCGAGCAAGTAGCTTGCAGCCACGGCTGATACTGCTGACCTCTTCAGTACGGTTTCCGCCCTCGCCTTCCATCAGCTGCAGGTAGTCGATCATCAGAATGTCCAAGCCGTAACGCATCTTGTGCCGGCGGGCCAGTGAGCGAATTCGGCCAACGGTGGCCCCGGCGCGGTCAGCGATGAACAGCTTGGCTTTCTTGAGCTTGGCAACGGCCATGCCTAGGCTCTCACCATGGCTTTGGCATGCAGTACCGTTCTTGATCAGGTTGAGCGGGATACGGCCCTCTGAGGCTGTGGCGCGGTCAATGAGCTGGCCCTTGCTCATCTCCAGGCTCACAACCAAGCCCGACTTGCCCTGGCGCACAGCAGCGTCAACAACAAAGCCCATGGCCAAGGTTGTTTTGCCCATGGCTGGACGGCCAGCAACGATGATCAATTGCTCTGGCTGCAGACCGCCCAGCTTTTCGTCCAGGTCATCCAGTCCAGTAGAAAGGCCGATCAGCGTCTGTCCGCTTGCATGGCGGTCGTGACGCTCTTGCCAGACTTCAAGCTGGTCAACCAGCACGTCAGAGGCTTTCACCACTTCGTCAGCACCAGAGCCGCTGTCGATGGCCATCGCTGCCGTTTGAATCGCGGAGATCTTGGCCTGGGTATCCTGGTCGCTCTGGGAGATGTCCATGGCATGGCTGCCCAGGTCGTACAGCGCCCGGTCAATGGCACGTTCCCGAATAATCCCAGCGTAAGTCGCGGCACTCGCTACGCTTGGGGTGTTCTTCACAATCTCGGCGCAGTAGGCCAGCGCATTGTCGCCGTTGGGCAAGCAAGTGATCTGGTCAGAAACCGTCAGGAAGTCCACAGACTTGCCAGCAGACCGAACAGCCATGATGCCGCGGTAAACCTCAGCGTTCTCAGGGAAGTAAAACGCTTCGGCTGATAGGTCGTCGCTCAGGGTGTCGATCAGCTCAGGGCGCTGCATCATCGCGCCCAGCAGGCCGTGTTCGGCCTCGATGCTGTAAGGATCACGCATTGTAATTGCCCTCCACGACCTTCACGAAGTTGCTCGGGGCAATCAGCCAGTCGAACGTGGCGCGAAATGACTTGGAGCCATGGCGGCCAGGTACCCGGCCCATCAGGAAGTCAGAGGTTTTGACCTGGAAGAAGTATTCAGCCCAGAACTGCAGGTCGCGGTGTACTTCGCTCTCGCGCCACCGGGCTTGCAGGGAGCGCTTGCGGCCATCGTTCAGGATTGCCACCGCTGGCAGCTCAGGCAGCGCTGAGTGGTACAAGTCGACAATGGCCTGATACGGGCAAGACTCCATGGCCGGCTTCTGCCGAGAAATCTTTTCGGGTTGATCAGGTTGGCGCTCGGCGTCAACGACTACTCCGTCAGGAGTAATATTTGTATTTATGTCTTTATTGTGTGGTGGAAACGCCACTAAGGACGTGGTGGAAACGCCACACTGTGGCGTTGGTTTCTTCTCAGCTTTACGGTTGTTTTTAGCGTCGATTCTCCACTCATGCGAAGGCGAAATACCGATAGGCGCCTTGCTGCCTCCGTTGCGGTATATGACGCGCTGACGCAAAAGCTCACCGATGATGCGGGAAACGTCCTCGCGATGAATGCCGGCCATCTCAGCGATGAAGGAAGCGGCAATACGTGCGCTTTCCAGGTTGTAGCCAGCCGTCTGACGATGGATTGCCAGGGCAACACGAAGCTCGCGCCCCGATAGATCGGCCCGTATCAGGGCCTCGTAAAGGTCGTTGTCCATCCGGGTGAATCCCCCGGGAGATCGTGAATTGAGTTGGATGATGTTGCTCATGCCGCGCTTCCTTTCGCCGTATTGAGAGAGGCCTTCAAGTGATCCAGGCATTCGCGCCGGAACTTGGTCTTGGAATCGCGGGTGTACTGAAAGCGCACCATGCGAGCGGCGTACATCGCTGCTGACTGGTGGAAGCTCTGAACGTGCGACACGTTTTCAGAATCAGCAAAACGTGTCGCCACATTTGGGTGGCTATTGCCTGAATCGTTCTGTATATGCATAATCGTGTCCATCAGGTGGTATCGAATTAGCCGGGGCGCAATCCCGGCTTTTTTGTGCCCAGAATTCGGGCGGCCTTTTCAGCCCCTCTGCATCACTTTTCAGGGCCTTTTGAGTCCCTTTCGGGATCTCGCTTTGTTACTGGTAGGAGCCGTACTTTTCGGGCTCCTCTTGGCCTGGTCTTCTCGATCAGCGCTTCCCTTCCCAAGCTCGCTGCGTACTGCTCTGGCGTGACGCCTTCTTTCTTTGCCAGCCGCTCAAGCTTTTCGTAGAGATGCCCATCGATCCCATGGCAGATCGTGGTTTCGGGCACAGAGGCCTCCTTTAGGGACTTCAGGCCATGTGGCGTGGAGCGGTAACATCTTGCTCAACGATGCTTTCCAGCTTCTCCTCGACGCACATGCGGACGAAGACAGCGAGTTGCAGCTTGTGAAGTCGCGCCACGGCCTTCAAAGCCTCATAAGTCTCATCGTCGTAACGAGACTTGATTTCCCGATCCTTCAGGTGGCGGTTGTTGTCGTACATGCGTTACTCCTGGTTTTCAGAAAGGGTTAAGCGGCGGTGTTCTTCTGCGCCTGGGTCGGATCGTCAGAACGAACGGCCTTGAGGGCCCCGTCTGATTCCTTCTCCAGAACGCATTGCATTGGGTACGAGAAGCCACCCGCGGCGCGGCACTGAGAAACGCGGCTTCCGGTCACTCCAAGCGCGTCACCAATCGCTTTGCCAGAGCCGAAGTGCTTCAGGGCGTCGTCATAGGTCATATTGGTTCTCCGGTTACATGAATCGGAGTTTAGAGATCTAAACATGAGAAGGCAAGGTATCTAAACAAGCTGACGTTTAGAATCCTAAATATGGAATTCAAAGACAGACTCAAGGCACGCATGAAGGCCCAAGGCTTAAATGCAACAGCCCTTCACAAAGCGACTGGGGCCTCCAAGGGCACCATCAGCTTTTGGGTGAACGGGATAAACGGCGCCACTGGCAAAAACCTGCTGGCCTTAGCCAAGGCATTGAAGTGTTCACCTGAGTGGCTGGCCACTGGCCGTGGCGAACCTGAAATAGGAAACCCTGGAGCGCCAGAAGCAAACCTTGAGCTCCTTGGTGATCTTTCCGTATGGGATGAGGGCGACCCACTAGACGAAGATGATTGCGAAGTGCCTTACTACGCTGAAGTCGAATTTGCCGGCGGAGACGGTATGACGGAAGTCGTAGAGGTTGCAGATCGGAAGCTGCGGTTCAGTAATGCAACGCTGCGCGCAGCGGGTGTTGATTGCGCCAGCGCCGCCGTTGCAAGAGTCAAAGGCCGAAGCATGGAGCGCCTGATCATGGATGGCGCGGCAATCGGATTTGATATGAGCGATACATCAATCATTGATGGCGAGATCTATGCTTTCAATCATGGCGGAATGCTCAGAGTGAAATACCTCTATCGCCTCCCCCAGGGTTCTATAAGGATCAGCAGCGAGAACGGCGATGATTATCCTGATGAGATTATGACTGCTGAATCCTGGCGCGAAGAGACCAACATGCTCGGTCGCGTATTCTGGTGGTCAACCGTTCGCAGGTCCCCACGCAAGAGATAGCCTCTCCCTCCCCCATAAGCCCGCGATTTGCGGGCTTTTTTTCGCCCCGACTAAATTCGCACGAAAAGAAAGTTTAGATTCCTAAATTTTTCGCTTGACGCAATCTGTTTAGTTTTCTAAATTCACACCCATCGCAGCGACACAGTCCCTGCGAAGGGCCTCAAGAGACCCGCCGCTCTTTAGCGACACCCCTTGCCGGATCACCACCGGCCTAGATTCGAAGGCAGCGATGAACCGGCCTCAACGGTTCAGAGGGTTGGCAACTGACCCGGGTGTGCAGCGTAAAGCACCGTAATCAGTTATCTGGCGGGGAGGTCCGCGGCCGGAGTCAACAACGAGAGGAAGCCCAGGGCTGTCGCCAGTCGCGAGCCCGGGATTTCACCAGGTGCCATTCCACGAGTGGCATCTGGGAAATCAACCGGAGGGATTCACGATGTTCAACATGGCAACCATGGCGGCTGATGAATGCCGCGAAGACGCTCAAGAGCGCATCTACTACCGCTGGATCGACAAGGCTTCCGAGCTGCTCGGTCACGAGGTCGCGCTGGGCTCGCAGGAAGAAAGCGACCTGCATGACCTTTACGCCGATAGCTGCACCCCGTCCGAGGCTGTGACTGAGCTGCTGGCCCAGGCGGAACTGGCTCGCGCTGCATGACCGGCGATTCACTGAAGCACCTGGGCGACCGGGTGCTTTGGGAATCCACTGGAGGAACACAGGATGAACAAGGTCATTCGAATCACCCTGCGCGGCGAGCTGCAGTTGTTCACCGACAGCGACCTGGGCGCCTGCATTCGCGAAGCGAACCGGCTCAACACCGAACGCGGCTACCGCAACGGCGTGTGTGTGGTCGAGATGGAAGATGGGCAGCGCATGACAGCCGCCGACTGCAAGGAGGCCGCATGAGCCTGCGCGACCAGGGCTTCAAGTTCTGCATAAGCCCGTACAACAAGCAAGGCCAATGGCTGCACCCTACGGTGTTTAAGGTCATGCATCCCGACTGGACGGACGTCACGGAATGGCCGACTGAGCAACTGGTGGCCTACCTGATGCCGGTGCCTGAGCAGCAAGAGCTGTTCGCAGCATGACGATTTCACTGGCTGGCCTTGGCGACAGGGCCAGACGGGAAATCAACCGCCCTGGAGGGCGAGGATATGCCCACAAAAGCTTATCAATGTGGATCGTGTTGCGAGGTCCACGAGTTCTATCACGAGGCGGAAAGCTGCTGTCAGCCAGCAGTCGATGAGGGCTGGTCGTGTGATGTCTGCAACGACTTCCATAGTGAAAAGGAAGACGCTGCGAAATGCTGTATCAAGCTGGTCAAGAAGAAATCCGCCGAATCACTCCAATGCCCATCATGCTTGCGCGTCCAGTCACTGATGCAACTGGTAGCAGAGATTGAAGTGGCTGCGCACTGCTCAGAGTGCAACCCGCATTACAGCAGCGACGAATCATTCAAGATTGCTGATCTGGTTGATCGGCGAGTTGAAGAGAAAATCGAGCAAGCGCTTTAAGCCGGAGGCCTGTCGCCAGCAGCGAGCCCGGGCCGAGGGATGCTGATTCATCCCTGGTTTTACAAATGCCTCCACAACCCCTGGAGGCATTCGAAAGCCACGAACGGAGCAGGACCATGACCAAGCAAGCACTCGTACAGAAAGCCCGGTCTGCGAACCGCGACATCATCGCCCACGTCCAGGCTGGTCGGTTCTGGGCAGCAGATCTCGCAGCAAATACCCGCGACGCGGCGATGGCCGAAGCGCGCAACGCCTAACCTTACGAAAGGAATACCAACATGAGCGCACAAAAGAACACTCCACCAGCTATCGGCGAAATCTGGCCAGGTCAGGGCGGCATCTACGGCGGTCTTCGTCAGTATCCAGAAGGTCTTTGCCACATCATCTTCGCAGCGGAAGACGTTCCTGGGCGCCATCAGTACGGCGACTATGGTGTTTCGGTGAAGGCTGAAAGCCGCACTGATGGCCGAGCAAATACGGCGGTGATGATCGAGCGCGAAGGTAAGCACCCTGCCGCCATTGAGGCCGCTGGCTACACAGCCGACGGACACAAGGACTTCTATCTGCCATCCATTGGGGAGCTCCATCACGTCTGGCAGTACATTCCTGAATCGTTTGCGACCGATTGGTACTACTGGTCGAGCTCGCAGTACTCAGCCAACTACGCCTACACCGTGGACTTTGAAGATGGCTGGCTCGACGACAACGGCAAGGACGGCGTACGTCTTGTCCGTCCTGTCCGCAGATTCCTTCAGTAATTCAATTCTTCAATTGCTTCTGAACAACCAGCGCCAAACGTGAGCCTCACGCTAACTGCCCGATCCCTGGTGAGCCAGGACGCATCGGAGGTAGGCCTGCCAATTTCGAAAGAGTCACTAGCCGACGCGCGGCTCGGTATAGAACCCGGCAGAAAGGTAGTCATGTAGTGAACCGCGACTAGCTCATGACGTAGGCCTACCTCCGATGCGGAAGAGTCCATACCGCGAAAGCGGCCCCCTGCATCAAACGAGCATCAGCGACTTCAGGACGCTCTGCTCTTCCAGCCAACTGGAGAATCACATGCTCCTACTGTTCCTGATCGGCGCAGCGCTTAGCCATGTGCGGCCAGAACCGCAAGGCAAGGCGGCACTGCCAACCGATCCACCCACCTTGATCCGAGAAAAGCCCCGACTGAGACGCGGGGCACCAGCGTTCTGGCGCTGACTGTCCCGCCCAAAACAACAGGAACCCACAAGAGCACGGCATCTGAGAAAGCCCCGAACGTCCAACGGGGCTTTCTTTATTGCGAACCACCAGATTGGAGGTGTGGATGAACATCAACAGCTCCTACGTTGTTTGTTTGCTTGATTACGATCCCTCCAACGGCGCTATGTACTGGAAGCCCAGGCAGCCTCACCAGGTTAATTGCCAAAAAGCTCTTAATAGCTGGAACAGGAAGTACGCTGGAAAGCGAGCTGGCTCGGCAAACAGCGACGGTTACGAGGTGATACGTGTTGGCGGAAATCAATTCCGTACCAACCGACTAGTTTGGGAACTGCACCATGGGCCTATCCCGGATGGAATGCAGATAGACCACATAAATGGCGATCGCCGGGACAACCGTGCCGCCAACCTGCGCGCTGTAACAATTACCGAAAATAACCGGAACATGAGGCTTTCGCACCGCAACACCAGCGGCCTGCATGGGGTCGTGTTCCTTCATCGCTACAACAGATTTCAGGCCACGATAGTCGTGGACAAGAAGCATATCCACCTCGGCTATCACAAGACCCTGATTGAAGCGGCAGCGGCCAGGAAGTCGGCAGAGTTTTGCCATGGCTTCCACCAAAACCACGGCCGCTGACGCTGTGTAACCCGCCACCTTGGAGGCGACCATGCAAACAGCAATGCAGATTTGCCAAGACCGGCACGACAGCAAGTTGCCGGCGGAACATGCCGAGTACGACGAGCAGGACGCCGCCGAGGTGGCCCAGGTGCTGGCGATGGAATCGGAACTTGTGCCGTTCTTCGACAAACGCGCGACCAGATCCCACGGCCACATCTCTGGCTTCGCGCTGAACGCCAGCGAGGCGATGGCCCAGGCCGCGGGGCACGAATGCTTCGACGTGCAGCTAGCGCTGGCCGTCGGTGCCGGCAACTACGAACTGGCCCGCGCCATCTTCGACAAGTGCTTTATGCCAGTCCTGCAGGCCGAAGCCCTGCACATGGTCGTCAATGCTCGGCGTGCCGAGCGGGTGGTGTGGGAATGAGCCGGAAACACCAAACCGCCGTGGACATGATCGAGGCCAGGTTTCAGGCGCTGATCGCCAAAAGCACCTGCTGCCTGCACGCCGAGACGGATATGGCCATCGAGATGGCCTATGCCCTGGGCGCCATCAGCCTGGAAGAGCACCGCCACTACGTTGCCCGCCGCCACCGAATCCTCGAGCGCGAACACGCTGAGTTCGCGGCCCGATTTGCGAGGTCCGCATGACGATCACTGTGAAGAATTGCCAAGAACTGGCCAGGGCCCTGCAGATGCGGGGCTTTTTATTGGTCGCCGATCTACCCAGGCCGCTGCGCATCGATATCCGGCGCGGAGTGATCATTGCGAGGATGCCATGAGCTATTCAAAGACTGACTACTACGCCGAGGGCCTTGCAGAGGCCTTCGACGAGCACGGCGTAACCGCAACGCCTGAGCAGATCCGAGCAATCGCAGGTGATGTTGTGGGATGGGCAGAGAGCATCGGAATGGCCTTCCACGTTCCAGCAGGCGACCCACGCGACAGCGAGCTGGCCGACCTCCGCAAACAGCTTGAGCGAGAGCGCAACAAAGTTGCATGTTGGGGTCTGCAAAGGATCTGGCCTTATTCGCTTTCAAGGCCCGTACCACGCCTCTACGTACACCTGTCACAAATGCAATGGCGAAGGCAGGCATGCCCCATGACATCCCGCCAGCGCGCTCGCCGCCTGCTGATATGGCGCGGTTCCTTCTGTGCTCTAACCCTCCTCTCTCTTCTGATGCTCGCCAGCGCTTTGGCTGATCGCGTCACTTCCTAAACACTTACAGCGCCCCTCTCCGGTGGCGCGGAGAGCAATCGTGCGGATTTCGGAGCACCGTGACCGGCCGTTTCGGTTGATCGTGACCGGTCATTTCGCTAACGCGTGACCGCTCATTTCGGTAGCAACGTGACCGATTTTCCGCCTGTTCCGAAACAGGTGGTCACGGCTTACCGAAATCGCCGGTCACGACTTAGCGAAAGCCTTCCCCTTCGTTGCGCATGACCTGATGCGCCGCCATCCTCGACCGATTTCGGGAGAGGAAGATGGCGGCGCCGCGAGTAGCCATGCGAAACATCAAAGAATGTCTGCGCCTCAAGTTTGAGGCCGGCTTGTCCCACGAGAAGATTGCCCGTGCCTTGCAGCTGTCCAAGGGCGTGGTTAGCAAGTACATCGCGGCGGCGCGGGTGGCCGGGCTGGACTGGCCGGCGCTGGTGGCCATGGACGAGGCCGCGCTGGCGGCCGCCTTGTTTGCACCGACGTCGACGAACAAGCCGCGCGGTGAGCGAGTGCTGCCCGATGTGCTGAGCATCCACCGCGAGTTGCGACGCAAGGGCGTGACCTTGCAGCTGCTGTGGGAGGAATATCTCGCCGCGCATGCGGGCCAGCCGACCTACCGCTACACCCAGTTCGTCGAGCACTACCGGCGCTACGCCCAGACGCTCAAACGTTCGATGCGTCAGCTGCACCGTGCGGGCGAGAAGCTATTCATCGACTATGCCGGGCCGACGCTGCCGGTGGTCGACCCGGCCACCGGCGAAGTGCGCCGGGCGCACATCTTCGTCGCCGCCCTGGGCGCCTCGAATTACACCTATGCCTGCGCGACGCCAGGCGAAACCCAGGTGGACTGGCTGACCTCGCTGGGCCAGGCTCTGACCTACTTTGGCGGCGTGCCGGAAATGGTTGTGCCGGACAATCCGCGCGCCCTGGTCGCCCAGCCGGATCGCTACGAGCCGGGCCTGAACCGGGCCACGCTGGAGTGCGCGCGTCATTACCAGACGGTGATCCTGCCGGCACGGCCACGCAAGCCTCAGGACAAGGCCAAGGCCGAGGTGGCGGTGCAGGTGGTCGAGCGCTGGATCATGGCGCGGCTGCGCCATCGGCAGTTCTTCAGCCTGCATGCGCTTAACCAGGCCATCGCCGAGCTGCTGGAGGATCTGAATCGGCGCCCGTTCAAGCGGCTCGATGGCTGCCGGCGCGACTGGTTCGAGCGCCTGGATCGCCCGGCCTTGCGAGCGCTGCCGGTGCATCCCTACGAGGTCGCCACCTTCAAGCGCTGCAAGGTCAGCATCGACTACCACATCGAGGTCAATGGCAGCTTCTACAGCGTGCCCTCCGCCCTGGCCCGGCAGAACGTGGACGTGCGACTGACGGCACACACCCTGGAAGTGCTGCATGGCAACCGGCGGGTGGCCAGCCACCTGCTGCTGGGGCGACGCGGCGCTTACAGTACCCAGCGCGAGCACATGCCCGCGGCGCACCAGGCGCATCGCGAATGGACGCCACAACGCCTGCTCGACTGGGGCGCGCGGATCGGCCCCTACACGCGCCAACTGATCGATCACCAACTGACCCACAAGCCGCACCCGGAGATGGGCTACCGCGCCTGCCTCGGCCTGCTCTCGCTGGCCCGGCGCTATGGCAATGCACGCCTGGAAGCCGCTGCCGAACGTGCCGTACACCTGCGCGCCTTCACCGGGCGCAGCGTGCGCAACCTGCTCCAGCAAGGCCTGGATCAACAGCCGCTGCCCCAGCGTGCCGCCGAAACGACCTTACCCGGCGACCACGAGAACGTCCGTGGCGCCGACTACTACCAACCCCCGCAACAGGAGCTGTTCGATGATGCCGCAACACACCCTGAATCAACTGCACCAGCTACGCCTGGACGGCATGGCCCGCGCCCTGGAAGAGCAATGGACGCTGCCGGCCAGCCACAGCCTGAGCTTCGATGAACGCCTCGGCCTACTGCTCGACCGCGAACTGGCCTGGCGTGACAACCAGCGCCTGGTACGGCTGCGCAAGAAGGCCAAGCTCAAGTACGCCAACGCCTGCCTGGAAGATCTCGACCGCCGCACCGGACGCGCCCTGGACGAGCGTCTGATCGCCACCCTGGCCAGTGGCGACTGGATCCGCCAGCAGCACAACCTGCTGCTGACCGGCCCGACCGGTGCCGGCAAAACCTGGCTGGCCTGCGCCCTGGGCAACCAGGCCTGCCGCCAGGGCTATAGCACCCTGTACCTGCGCACCCCGCGCCTGCTGGAACAACTGCGCATCGCTCATGGCGACGGCAGCTTCGGCCGTACCCTGCAACAGCTGGCAAAGGTCGACGTCCTGGTGCTGGACGACTGGGCGCTAGCCCCGCTGGAGGAAGGAGCCCGGCATGACCTGCTGGAGGTGATCGACGACCGCGCTGGCAGCCGCTCCACCATCCTGACGAGCCAACTGCCCATCGAGCACTGGCACGGCTGGATCAACGACCCGACCCTGGCCGATGCCATCCTCGACCGCCTGGTGCACAACGCCTACCGACTGACGATGAAAGGCGAGTCGCTGCGCCGAAAAAAAGCCGAGGAACAAGCCGCATCGTGACCGATGCGATTACAATCCAGAACCCGCGCAACCGGGGTGGAAGCACCGGTCACGTATTAGCGAAACGCTCGGTCACGTTCACCGAAATCCGCAGCCATCTCGAATGACACGCATAGCCTCCCAGACACGCTGGCGATTGCCCTTCTTACCGTGCATTTCCAGATCAATTGGTTTACGACCACGACCGCCAGCCATTACGAAACCCTCCGCACAGGAGCGTCGCCGGTGAACCACTCCCGATGGCCCCAGGTCGCAAGGTCAACCTTGTCCCAGCATTGGGTTTGGGCTTCGTTGTAAACGCGGTACAGGTTGACCGCGACACGGCGCAGACAGCCTTTAACCTTCTTGCGCAGGTCTTCTAGCAGATCGTCGGCGAAGTGCAGGCCGGGGTAACTGGCCTGGGCCAAGGCGTGTATGTCGTGAAGCGTGGCAGGCTGGGCAGGCACCCACTCCAGCACACGGTTATGCAGGCGCTCCAGCCTGGCCAGGCTGCTAGGCACTCGTTCTTCACCGATCAACACGATGGTGCCTTGGCTGGCGTTGTAGATATCGGTCAGAACGTTGGCTATGGATTTCTCAAGCAGGTACTGCACGTCATCGATCAGCAGCGGGCGCCCGCTGCGCGACAGTTGTTCGGCGATCTGGTCCACCATCAGCGACAGGGTGCGTTCAGGTGTGATGCTCATTTCGTGCAGGATGGCTTGCAGGAAAGCCTTTTTGCTCCAGGTGTCGCGGCACTCGACGTAATAGGCGCGATGCTGGTTTGCGGCGAAGGCAGCGCCAACGCTTTTGCCCAAGCCGGTGGGGCCATGCATCACGACAACACCGGGCAGCCCCTGTGGGCGTTTGAGGGCGCGTTCGATAGCGGCAGACAACAGGCCAACGTTGGTCAGTGGAACAATCTTGGGAAAACTCATGTGAAAACTCCTTAGGGGTTAGGCTCTGGCTTGTTCTGCGTGGGCAAACATCCGCTGCATCGCGCTGTAGTCGGAATGTTTGGGCCAGCGTTCGTGCCACTGGGCTTGCTCGGGTGGTAGCGCTTCGCCGCCCTTCACGCGGCCATCGAGCTGCTGCCAAAGGCGGTACTTGGAAATAGGGTCGTTGGGGATTTCAAAGGCTGGAGCCTGTGGCGCGACCAGCTGGGCGAAACGTTGTGCTTCGGCTAGCTGTGCCGGGGACAGCTCATAGCTGCTCGATGCCGTGGGAATGACGCGCATTTCAACGTCTTGCCCGGTGATGGTTTTGGCCTTTTTAACCAGGCGCGACAGCTGTCCGCGTTCGCGCTTCTCACTGGCTTTTTCAAGCATCGTTACCGGCATTGCTGGGCTGGCATTGCCATCCAGAATGGCTTCACCGATCAGCTCGCCATCAAGGGTATGCACCCATACACGGCTGGAGTCGCGGAAGTCATAGGCCACGCGGACTTCCTCGCCATGGAAACCTTCCAGTTCTTTCAGGAAGTAGGTGCCGCTATTCCATTGCACCTGGGCGCGCCGAGCAGTGCGCAGGACCTGCGGACGGGTCAGGCTTTCAACGATACTTGCGTCAGCCAGCAATGGCTCCCAGCCTTCGGCCTCGGCCTGTTTCCAGGCTTCCATGGGGCTTTGGTGACGCATGCGCAGCGTCTGTGGGTCGCGGAACTTCGGTAGGCCACGGTGTGGGCGCCGGTTGTAGTCGTCGAGTGCGCATTGCAGGTCGGCGAAGAACACCGAGAACTCCGGCACAACTGTTGGTGCCAAACCCAGCGCCAACTGCTTACGGGATAGCTTGTGGGCCTTGGTTCCGGCCTCCTTGTCCATATCGGCGCCGATGTAGCTGTCGAAGGTTTTAGCGAGCCTGACCAGGATGGTTTTGTGTGGGCGTTCAATCACGCCACGGGCTTGGGAGTTGTAAGGCAGCGAATGCGTGACGGTGCCGCCAAGACGGTCATTGGCTTCATAGACCACGGCGTTATCAAAGCCGCTGCCGTTGTCTACATAGAAAATCTTGTACATGCCGCAGCGGGTAACACCGTCGCGCAATGTGTCCAAGGTGGCCAATGTCGACTCAGCCAGGTTGACCGAAAAACCGGTGATTCGGCGTGTGCCCCAATCAATGATCATGGTGATTTCCGGCCGGAAGATCTGGCCGGTAAGAGGGTTGATAACCTCGGCGTCAAAGGTATGACCATCGGCAACCCAGACATCATTTGGCCAGAGCATGTCCGCCTTGCGGCGGTTGTACGCCTGTAGGGTTTTCAGCTCATGCGGCCCCATACGACCACGCTCGCGGGCCTCTGGAGACAGCTTTTTCAGCCAGCGGCGGACGGCGTGAATGCTCGGGCAGACGCTGGAGTGGACCTCTGAATGGATCTGTTTGAACTGCTCGTATGCCGCTTCAACGCTGGGCTTCTGCGGGCGCTGATAATGCTTCAGGAACTCGGCAGCCCAAGACGGGACGCTCATGTCCTGTTTGCGGCGTGCTGGTGCCAGTCCCATTTCCCCATGGGCGCGATAGTCCGCCAGCCACCGTTTCAGGGTGCGCTCCGAAAGTGTTCGGTCTTCTGTTTTGCGGTCGTTGGCCCGGACCACTTGCTCGGCAAGGTAGGGGCTCAGGTCGCCGGTTCGTGCCAGGGAGACCAGTGTGAGAATGGCGCGGTTCTGGCTGACCACCTTGCTCATGCGCTCTATTTCGCGCACGAATGACAGGCGTGCCGTCATGACCGAGATCTGCGAATCATTCAAGCGTGACGCTTTTTTAGCGTCACACCCTGAAAGAATCACATGTGTTTCAGCCGGTGCTTCTGGTGCACTGGCGGGAATTGAGGCAGCAATGAGAGCAGCCTGGGTTTTCTCCGGCAGCATCGCAAAGGAGTACTCGACAGCTTTGCTACCAAGTCGTTGCTGGCCCTCCCAGTTCTCCCGAGCAGCCATTGCCTTAACGTTGCGAGAAGTACTCGGCAAGCCGGGCAGGCCTGCGAGTTCCTGGGCGGAATACCAATTACGCATGGCTGCCCCCTAACATACGCTTCAGTTCGCGGGCTTTTCGAGTAGCGTCTGCGGCGACTCTTTCCAGGCGACCAAGCTCAGCATCAAGTGCTTCGCGACCGTAAGAAACTCGTCCGCCACGCAGATGCACCAACCAGTCGGTCATCGCGTGAGTTGCACAAACCTCTTCAAGCAATGGCGCCCTATATAAAGGAAGGTTGTGCTCGGTACGGGCGGGACTCGACCATGCATCGAGCATGTTCTTGCTTACGTCGTCACCTGAAAGTCGCGACATACGAGCTGCAATCTCGTAACGGTCCAGCTCGGAGCCTTTGAGGATTTCGCTCACCAGCTCACTCACCGTCGCGGCGTAGTTGCCATGGCCAGGTATAGAAAGCACCGGCTGTGGAACAGAGAAGATGTCTAGTGTCCTGTCGTCTTTTACGCGGCGCATGTTCACACCCCCGCCACGGCTTTACAGTGTCGAAGGACATAGAGTGAGTTATGATCTTGATTACTGGCTGCTCTGCGTTCTGCACGGTTCGGGCAGATTCGATGAGGCTTACCATCGGTGTTCCAGCGCTCGGGCCAGATGTCGATTGGCATTAAACCCAAAGCTTTTGCAATAGCTCTCTCCATACGTGGATAGGCGATGCGCTTTGTGTTCTTGAGGGCTTGGCCTGAAACATCCAGCTCGCGAGATAGCTTGGCCAGTGATGTACCGCGAGCACGTAATTGGTATTTGATCCATTCCCAACGCTGGGTCGGATCAGACGGTATTTCGGCTTTGTTCATGTCGGCGTCCATTTACAACCACCTGGCAGGGTGGTTTTTTTGGGGTGTCTAACGTTTCCTAGGACATAAACATAGCGCGGATAAATGTGCATATCAATCGGAAAAAAGAGCATCCGATTCTTTTTTATGCACCAAATGCACGAAAAAATATATAACGTAGAGAAATCAATGGCTTACAAGGAATCGGATAAAACGGATGCTCCAAATACGCAGCATCCGATTCCAGCTGGTGCAATCGGATGCTTCCGCGAGCGGCTTAAAGAGGCTATGGGAGGAAGGGCTGCACGCGCATTTGCGCGTGACGTGGGTCTTTCAGAGGGAGCTATACGCAGTTATCTGAGCGGCGATACATACCCGACATTGGATAGGCTTGAGCAGATCGCCCAAGCAACCGGTGTATCGCCCATATGGCTAGCATTTGGCGAAAGCGAGCGCCCACAGCTAGTCATAGAGGACGCTACGTATAGCTACATACCGCTCTATGACGCGAAGTGCAGCGCGGGGCATGGGGCCTGGACCGACGATGCTCGAATCCTGACTCGCCTCGCCTTCACTACTTACTCTTTGCGCAAGCAGGGGCTCAGTCCGTCCAATCTTTCAGCTATCCGCGTTGACGGTGATTCTATGGAGGGTCTGCTGAGCGACGGCGATACAGTGCTGATTGACCATAGTCGTACGTCATTGGAGGGGGAGGCTGTCTATGTTGTTAGGCTTGACGACCACCTTTATGCCAAGCGCTTGCAGCGTCAGATAGGTGGAGGTATCGCTGTCATCAGCGCCAATACGGCCTATCAAGTGATGACTGTAACGAAGGAACACCTTGATGATCTGGAAATCATCGGCCGTGTTGTGTGGGCTGGGGGCTGGCTATAG